GCAAGATTTGAAGAGCAAACAGATTCTTGGCTCCTCAAGGATCCAGCAATTCTTATCCCAGTTGGTGAAGGTAATATTGGTCTAATGCCTTGGCTTATGTACAGCAAGGCTTCTAAGGGTGTAACTATTCCCAAGACTTTTATTGCTTTTACTGTTGAGCCTCTTGATGAACTCAAGACTCAGTATGATTCCAGTCTCAATAGAGGACTCGTTACTCCGTCCAAGGCCGTCGATAAGACGGGTGGACTGAAGCTGACGTTGTAAAATATGAATATAGATCATGTGATTGAAAATTATCTTCCTATTGCCAAGCCACTGTCGATGGCAATGGAAAGACAAAAGAAGCACATATCTTTGATCATCTATAAGCGCAAGATTATCGCGGTGGGTCAAAATGTTTTTAAGACCCACCCCGATACTGTGCGTTTGGGATATCGTTGCGCAGACATGCATTCTGAATTGGATGCATACAGAAAAGTTCCAAAGAGTTTGCGTGGAGAAAAGTTGGTTTTGTTGAATTTTAGATTCAATAGATTTGGGTCTTTTAGAAACTCTAAACCCTGCCCAGTATGCACTAAATGGTGTTCAGAAATTTTTAATAAAATATACTATACCACAGATCAGGGAATACAGATTCTATAAATATGTTTGAGGAATAAAACATATGGGTGTAGGAAAATCAATGAAAATTTTTATGGAAGGTATCCAAAATTCCATGAATAGTACTTCAACTGGTGGTAAAATATTAAATACCCCAATGGGTCCATTTGCTTGGAATGATAACCTTCAAATGTGGGTTAACGTAAATAATGGTTTTTCAATGCCAAATATTTCTATGCAAGATATGATGGCAATTGGATATGATACTTTAAGTGGAGATAATATTTCTGACGAATTCCCTCCAGAACCAATAATAGTATGTACTGATCTTATTCCTGCAATTTCTTCAACTACTCTAAATATGAATATCAATTCTATTGTATTTTTACCAGGTTCTGTTACTACACCAACATTAAGTTGTTCTCCGTATATATATCTAACTGATAATAATGCAGGTGGTGCACCAGTACATCAGATACAATTTCAATACACTGTTGATTCTGGAACAAATTATACTAGTTATGTTCCACGTGCAGAAGGTGAGTATCGAACATTAATTCCATTTCCTGTTGGAGGTTCTTTAGGATCAACAGTTAGATTTAAAGCATTTAAAAAGGAGCCTACTTTAAATTGGACTACTCCAGGTTCATATAGTTTTACTATAAAAAATGGATATGACAGGAGTACAATTGGTGCAGTAACTCTTATTACAACAAATATTGAACCTCCTGAAGGGCTTTAATAAAGGAAATTATTAGATGACAACTAAAATAGGTCAATTTACATCGCAAGGTTGTGGAGATATTATAGTCCCAACAACAAGATATAGCACTCCGGTTTCAACATTTTTTCAGGAAGATGTAGAAGGTCCAGTTTTATTAGAATTTCAAAATTTAAATGGAATTGATATTTATTTTAATGATGAAACTTTATGCACAGGACCTTTTGAAATTACAAAAAATCAATCTTTAATATTTAAATATTATTTTCCAGAAACATTGTCACCTGGAATAATAAAAGGATCTTTAATAAATATTACTCATAATGAAACTGTTTTTGATATAATATTTGGTATTGAAGGATAATATATGCCATATTCAATAAGCGGATATCCAACTACATCTCAAAATGAAATAAATTTTGGAGTTACAAGTTATCATGGTAGAATAAATGATTCTTATATTTTAGGAACAACATTAAGTACTAGAGATCATACTGCTGGTAGCATTTATAATAAAATTTTTACTAATGAAATATTTATTGATAGTGGAATGTCGGCAGCAAATCCTAATGGTGTCAAATTATCATCTGATAAATTAATTTTTGGAATTTTAGAAAATAAAAATAATCCCGTGGGGCTTACAACTGCTGCTCTAAGAGGATATACTCTTTTCATCAAATTTGGAGATGAAGGAGCTGCTGCCAATCAATTTGTACCTTATGATAATATTAGAGAAAAACCACCAGCTTATGCAGGATACATTGGTGTAACTAAAAATGGATTTACGTTCACAATGAATAGATATTTTGCATTTGCAATGGGATTTAGAGATTTTGGAATTAATACTAGTGGTTTGACGGGAAATTATACATATTATCTTATAAATGCAGACCCTAAAAATAATGGTGAATTAATCTGGAGAATTGCATTTTCTTTTGGTGGAACAAGTGGTAGAGTATATGATGGTCCACCATTACGTCATGATGGCTATTCAGCTTGGTTTGATTATACTAAACCTCAAGGTCCATCTTTTTGGTTAAATGATGATGGATGTATGATGGGTGCTATGTTAGATGCCACCAATTCTAGACCATCATCAAACTATCCACCACCAAATCCAACAAATCCATCTGAAGGTTTATATGATCCATTTCCAATGCCAGTTGATTACGTACAATAAATCATAATAATGTATCGTGGTGAATATAAAAAATTTTCTGCTGATGGAACTCTGAACGTATATTCAGCAGGAGATTATGTTTTATATCAAGGAAAACTTTGGAAAGCACAGTCTAATACAAACAGTGCTCCATGGGAAACAAACAATCCTTGGGAATTTACAGGTACTACGGAAACTTATATTTCAGACAGTATACCAATAAATCCTGTCAAAGGTCAGTTTTGGGTTACAAATGGCCGAATGTATGTTTACTATTATGATGGAAACGGTTATTCTTGGGTAGAAATGTAATGGCTAAGAAAAAAATTAAAAATATCAATCGTAAACCCAATGAAAATGCCAGTTATTATTTTGTAGCACACGTTGATTCGGAAGGAGAAGTCACCCCTCTTCTCCTTACAGATGTAGAATACAAAAAAGCAAAACAAAGAGCAAACAAAAATAAGGAAGATGTGCCAGAAGACTTTATAGTATTCAAACAAGCACATCGTTTATAAATATTATACTATGTCCATCATCAAAACCATTTTAAATTTTCAAAATGAACTTAGACTCCATCACTGGGGTACTAAATCCTATGCTGCACACAAAGCCCTAGGAAAGGCTTATGAGTCTATTGATGCTCTTTTGGACACTTTTGCTGAGACCTATATGGGTGCTCTAGGCAAAGAAGAACTAAAACAAATCAGCGAACTTCAACTAAATGGTCCATACCGCACAACTGCAAATCAAGTATTGAATTCTTTTGAAGATTATTTGATGAATGAACTTCCAAAAGAAATAGATGACTCGCAAACAGAACTGTTAAATATACGAGATGAGATGCTTGGAGTGGTACAACAAACCAAGTATCTCCTAACGTTAAGTTAAGGAGTTACAGATGAAAATTTCAGAGCTAGTTTACGAAATTCGCAACTTGGCTCGCAAAGAAGAAGATCCAGTCAAAAAGGATCTTTTTTATCAATGCGCCAAATCAATGGAAATTCTTGGCAACCTTGCAAAGATATCCGACCTTGCTGTTGCAGAACATAATGCTGCTGAAAATCCAGCAGTAAATGAAGACGACAACATCAAATGGAATATTGATGATGTAACTTTAAAAATGCTTGAAGAGTACATAGATGACTTGGTGCACTATGGATTTATGGATAAAGATGATAGATGGCCCTATGGCAAACAACCATTTACAAAATTTGTATCAAAATATTTAAAATCTCAAATTGTAAACGATTCTAACACCGAATAAACCTTCGGTGGGATTGTTTTGTGGCTTAAAACAGCCATATTTGATGGCATAATCTTTAAAACATACTTGCTATAGTATGGATTTCGCTTGTATGAGTGAAATTTACGAGTTTTTTCCATCAAAAAGTGGCTGTAGATGTACACATGGGCTCGTTTTGCGTACATTTTGCTGTTAATGGCTAGGTTGAAGTCCTTGATGATCTTCATGGCTCGTCTTTCGCAGTCTCTCTCCATGGCTCGTACAATGAAAAAAGCTCGTTTTACCTTTTTGAGAGGATAATTTTTGCCTTTTAACCACGCATCAACAATGGTTGATGCCTCATAAGATTTGTTATAAATTTTAGAGCTGTTTATATATTGCAAAAAATGACAATATTCATGTACCAAAACCTGCATAAATTCATTTGCTTTGCCCGCAACGGCAATAGCCTTACCAGATTCATCAAAATAGCCAGAACAACGGAAACCATCTACATTTACATGCTTTCCACGGCCAATAATAAGTTTCATACCGTATTCTGCGAGATGTTGCCTCACAAATTTTACGAACTGACGATTGCTCTGAGCCATAGGGCCTCCTTCAGTCAGAATTATTTAGGGAATTGCTTGACAGTTAGTATATGGGGTGTATATTATTGCAACTTCTTATAAGAAAGGAAAGTTTATGGAAATTACTACTGTTGATCGTCCGACCAAGATTCAGAGAGTGTTTGATTTTATGCGCAGCGGTGCATCTTTGACTGCTGGCGAGGCTCGCAAACGTTTCCGCGTTACTAATATGCGCGCAACGATGCATGACCTCCGTGAGGCTTTTGATCGTTTTGACATGAACTACACCGTAGTTCGTGAGACAAAGAATGGTCGTTCGTACTACCGTGTAGTCCGTAATCGGTCTCGTTAAATTTTAGTAAAGTTTGTAGCAACAAAAGCTCCTTTTAGGAGCTTTTGTTGTATTTGCGTATAAATATAATGTGAGATCTTCATATGCCTAAAAAAGCCTGCTGTCAATGTGTCGCCAAACGTTCTTGCTGCAATCCAACATTATATGAGAATTTTATTACATTGTATGGAAATACAATGTTAACTGCATCTCCCGTACATCCTACTGACATTCTAGTTTTAAGAATGAACAGACCGGGAGTACAACGAAATCCTGCATTAGTGTATGATCCACCAGTCAGTGGAACAGACCCTTGTCAATGTGACTGTTCCGGTTAATTAATAAATTTATTTTGGTATAAAATGGCATCTATTTTTTCAAATAATAATCAATCAAACTTTAAAGATACTCCACCTACAATAAGGTATGAGCCTAAACTTTATCAAGACACTTTACAAAAGTGTTCAGACATATACCCGCAAGAATGTTGCGATTGTATGTTTAAAAATGATACAAGTAATGATTGTTATCAAAAATTTGGAATTGGTTGTGAGCAATTAGCAAAATCAAAATGTGCCGAGTGTGGTGGTGCTTGCTCAAATATATGTGATCCAGACTACGGATCTGATTTGGTTCCTCCACCAAATCGTTCTTTGGCTACTTGCAATGAAATAATTGGTAATGATTGTATTAATTATTTAAGAGATCTAAATATTATTCCTTCTGTAGGTTTAGGCTCAAGTAATGAAATTGTTGGGATTGAATGCAGTCGTTTGATTGGATTATTATGTGGAAATAGTCCTTTTCAAACATGTGAAGGTACTAGTGGATTGTGTTCAAGACGAGATCGACCCCCAATAAAAGACAGCCCATGTATAGATTTTTGTGATAGATGCCATCCCTGTCCTTCAGGTGGTTCAAATCCAGTAGGAGGAGCAACTGAACAAATAGATAATCCTGGAGGTTCTTCAGGAGAAGATGATGGTAATAATAATGGGTGTGCTGGACAACCATGTGATCCCCCAGATCCAAATGACTGTAGGCAATGTATAGCTGGATTGGGAGTACCTAGATCAGAACCTCTAGATATAATGTATAGACACACTGCATGCCATTTTATATGGTATCCCCCGGAATATGCTTTTGGTGGAGATCCAAATGTCACGCAATGTCAGGGATTTCAATCACGTGGACAAGGTGGCGGAAATTCACGTGTTTTATCATGCAATCCAGATGCTACTCCAACTGGTAACGGGACTGTTGGAGCTTCTCCAAGTTTAAGTTTATTTGATAGAAGCTGTGAAGCTGGTTATAGTCCTGAATTGTGGCCTCTTAGACCTTGTAATTGTCGTAAATTTGCACATTTAAAAGGAGGATTGACAGACACTGTATTTAAGAGGGAAAATATTTCAACAAAACCATTTAGTTATGGTTATTTGCCTTTTATGAATCCTTTTGCAACACCAATGAATATAAGTGAAATTGGATGTTGTTGGTGTGCATCCCCCGATAAATTGCCTAGTTCAGATTCTGTAAATGATAGAATTTTTGCCACATCGTGGCCAAAAGCTGCTCAAAAATATGGTGCAGGAAATTTTGGTGCTGCTGGTGCAGCATGTACGCCATACACACCGGGGGAAAATAATGATCCAGTAACATATAATTCAAAATATCAAAAATCTTGTTTTGCTTATGGTATATCACCTTATTTACAGCGCCTTGCACTACTGGGTGATCCAAATTATGGGCCATATAAATCAGGGTTTGATATTTGGACTTTTGGTGGTACTGATCAAATAAGAGATTTGGGACCTTTATATTCTGTATATCAGTTTTTAAATATTACACAACCAGGTAGTGTAAATGAATATACTATAAAATATAGAGAAATTACTGGTCAAAAATCAAGATTAAGAGATTCTTTAGTTGGTTTTATAACACTAGAACATCATTTTGAAGCATGGGCACACAGATCAAATGATGGTGCTCTTCATCCAGATTTAGTACCTAATTTAAATCATGCAAATGTTTTAACAACTCCTTTTGAACGTGCTTATTCAGGATACATAACACCAGTTGGTGCTGCATCACAAGGAATATCAGCTAAATTTAAATATCATCCAGAAGAGGCTTTAAGATGGTCTTTAATGAGAACTACACCGAGAAGATTTATGTATGTTGGTTCTCAAATACCACTATTTCATTTTGATTTATATGCATTTCAAGATTATTCTATAAATAATAATTACGTTGTTGGTGGCGGATATTTTGATTCGGCTAGATTTTTAAAAGCTTACTATAATTATTTTTATAGTTTATCTGAAAAGCCTTCACAATCTCCTACAAATGCTTCTACACCAATAAAAATTGGAGGTACGGTTTTAATTGATGATTATAACTATGTAATAGAATCATTAGAGGGAATGGTTGTTGCTGGAATACTTAGAGTAAAAGATCATGCTATTGATATAGCAACTGAAACAACTCAAATAATACAGTCAGCGAGTTATGATAATGATGGTGAACTTGTTTTAAATCCTTATGTATCTGCAGTTGTTGGTGGTGCATCTGGTTATATGGCTTTAGTAGAGTTTTTAGGAGTTGAACCTATCACAGGTTCAGTAACTCCAAAAATTATTAAACAAAAATTACTTCCAAATTTTAATGGAACTGGTAGTGAACCTACTAAAGATATGTTTATGTTTCCACGTAGAGCAACTTTGCCAGTATATCTTGAAGGAAATCGAGTAGCAGCATGGGGATGCAAAAATAATAGTTGCTCTGATTTTAATTATAATCAAAGTGTTGTGCCCGGGCGCTTGATACCGGGTGGATCTAATATTCCAGCCAATGAACAGTGGATAACAAAATCAATAGTAAGCGTATATAGCGGTTTAAATACCAACTATTTCATAACATATAATGGAAAAATTGCAGCATCTGGATATTCTTTAGATGGTTTAGCTGAAATTCCGGAAGATATTGGTGTACAAATTGATAATGAAACAGCTAATAGTGATACTAAAAGTGGATTTGTTAAAAAATTAGGTGGTAAAGGTATAGGTTTTGAAATTGCTTTAATAGAATATCCTGAATTTTATGATTACAATTATTGTAATGTTAGTGGTAGTCCATGTGAGTATTCTAATGGTGGTGATATATGCGGTCCTGGTTTTCCACCACCAGAGCGTGATCCAAATGCTCCACTACCTCAATATAAATTAAGATCATGGGGTGATAATCACTGCGAATATGGCACATTTATTATTGGTAATAATGATCTTTTAAACAAAACCCATAGATGGGCTGATGTTGCAAATGGCGGATTACATACTTCAGCAATATCATCATATGGTAACTTATATACTGTAGGTGATAATGCATATAGCCAATTAAAATATGGCAATCAATCTGAAACTCTTTTTCTTGGAGCTCTATCAACACATCTTGCAAAACCAGGATTTGTTTCTGATAATGAATTTGATGTTGCAATTGATCCTAATAATATTAATTCATTTGCAGTAGAACTAAATGGTATAACCTATGTTAATTTAAACAGATGGTGTCAATATCCATCGACTCAAGAAGTTCCACCCGCAGATAAAAGATGTAAATTACTTGATCCAGAAAATTTAGATGTTGATCTTCCTATTTTTACAAATATTGGTTCTGGTAATTATCACAGTGTTGCTATTCAAAGTGATAATCAAGTTAGAGTGTGGGGAAAATACTTATATTTAAATCCACTTGGAACACCATATGGTACTCCATATGATACTTTTGTTCCAGCTGAAGTTAAAGCATTGGCTGACAAATGGGATGTTTCATATTATGGGGCATCAGAATTGCCTTCGGGAGATTATAGTTATATCTCTAAAGGTGCTACACTAGCATCTATACACAGTGAAAATGATACATTTCTTTTTGCTGATGGTGGTCCAGATTATACTATGGTTGCAAATAACAATACAGTATATGTCTGGGGTAGAACTGAAATGCTCCCAACTTGGAAGTCTACGGATACCGAATCAACTTTTGGTAGTTGGAGTAAATCATTTGACGGAGAAATTATAAGAATTACTGCTGGTGCAAATGGATTTGCTGTTTTATATAAATTAAATAATGAAACTTCAAATGCTGGTTTTGGAAATAATAATTATAGAGTAAATAAAACTTATATATGGACTCGTAAAGGACAAGAAACTCCACCCGATGGTGATAAATATGGTTTAATACCAACAGATGATGAAGATATAAGTGAATTTGGTTATAGTGATATAGCATTTGGTTACGGGCATGCAATAGCACTAAAATATGCTAATATTGCAGTACCCACATGGGATTACGATGACTTTAAAGATCCAGAAGCAAAAAAGAATCAATTTTTAGCTGGATCTTCAAATATTCCAAAATATTTTAAAAGACAAGCATTTTTTAGAGCAGTTCCCGGAGCTTGGGATTTTTCAAAATGGTTATGGGGTGGATATTGTAGTTTTGCAGCAGAAGGATTCGAAGCAAATAACCCAGTACTGGCCAGAGATCTTTGTAGTGTATTGGGTGAACCAGATCCAACAGATGCAACTGGTTTAAAAAATGACAATTATTCATATAGTGGTCATCCTGAATATTATTGGATGAGTCCTTTGTTAAGACGTTATCAAAACTTTGTTCCCAATCACAGTGTGCAACCATCTACCGAGACAAATGAATGTTTAACATATGCTGCATTTGGTAGCGCTATTACTAATCCAGATCTTGCTGGAATGAATAGTGGAGTAAACGGAGCAGCATCTTCATGTCCTGAAAAAGCAGACGTTTGTTGGCAGGCAACCGGATTACCTCAACAGAGAACAAGTACATATTGGGCACCGCAAAACCCAGACTGTAGTGGTGTGTGTGATAATTCGTGTGATAGAAGTGCTTGTATTAGAAATTGTTGTCCTAGTACATCTTCAACTACTCTATCTGATACCTGTACAACGTGTATTGGTAGAATAGGATTTAATTCTAGTAAAGATTATTTTATACAATCGTATAAAAATTTTAGTAGACAAAGAAACTGTTGTAGAGTAATTTATACAAATATAAGTTATGTTAATTATGCATCACGATTAACATATTTTGGATGGGATAGTGCATCTGCTACTTTTAAAATATTTTTTACAAAAGATCCATATAGATTTAGTGATCTTATTCCAAGTAATGCCAATACTTCATATAAACTTGCTAATGGTTTAATATATCCTTATGTATATCTTGGTGGTGAGATATTAAAAAAATTATGGTCATCTTTTTTTACTGCTATATATGGAGATGATGGAACTGGAAGAACATGTGAAAATACTGGAGATGTATGTTTAGCAAGAAATCCAAAAGAAACAATTTTGGGACCAGGTGGTTGGTTATGGGCAAGTACTAATAGTCCAACTGGAAGACCTTCGACAAACGAACAGGGTGATTTTGTCAATAGCATATGGTCTTATCCTGTAGCTGCTCCATTATTATCACCTTATGCTCTTTTAGGTGCATATACATATGGTGGTACATCAACCGGTGCAATAGTACCAGATGGATCTACAATACCAACTGACATAAAAATATTTAATCCAGATAATCCAAATGCATATGCTCCCGTTTATGGTAGTCCATCATCAACGAAATGGCATAAAATAAATGTAACTAGACCAAATATTTATGCTGCCGGCGATAATGAATTCTCAAATTTTGATCCTATAGCATTTCAAGGTGGTGTGGAAGAAGGAGATATAACTGGCACGGCAAATATTGTATTTTATGAATATTATATAAATTCAATAAGAAATATAATTATAAAATCTGGTAATATAAATTGCATTGGCATTGACGACGGATAAAGATATAAATAAAAATGGAGTGTATATATGTTTATTGATAGATTTACTTTTAATACTAATGTAACTGAAGATGGAAGAGGTTCTACGGTAGCGATACCAAACTATGAAAATCCAAAAGATAAAATGTATCCAAATTTTATCTTTAAAAAACGATTATCATATGAATTTAAAATTGAAAAAATGTTTGGTATTGTAAAGAAGTATGTTGGATTTGGTGATATAATTGAATATATAACCAAACATACTGGAATAAAATACCTTATTGTTAAAATAACAAAAGGCAATTGTGGTTGTGAAAAAAGAAGAAAACGTTTTAATGCGTTGCTGCAAATACCTTATTTTTCTTTTTATTATAAAGATACCACTATTTTAGATGTTGACAATTCAATAAAACATGTTAATATGTTTACATCAAACACCCCGCCAATGGATGAAAATATGCAAAAAGAAATTCTTTCCAAAAGAAAACCATGTGGATGTGGTGCTAAAATGACACGACCTGTGGAGACAAAGTGAAAATTAAATTTATAAAAATATCGCAAAGTGAAGAGATAATTGCCGAGTGCACAGATAAAAACAACGGTGTCTTTATTAAAGACGCTGCTGTCATTGTATCTTTAGAATTGGGAAAAATTAATCTTGTAACTTGGTTACCTTATACAAAAGTACAAGATGGTTTTTTCCTTCCAGAAAAAGCCTACTTGTTCATAGCAGATGTTCAAGATGACATGGCTGAGTATTACAATAAATGGCGTACTGAACCTTTTGCACTTAATAAAAATTAAGCAATATTTATTCTAAGAACATTTGTTGTGTTCTTTTTAATTTGCATGAATATGGTCTTTGAAGAGTATGCTCTGTCTACCATATAGATAAAGGATGCTCCCTCGTAGCCAGGTTCACCTAAAAGGTAATAATTTTCAATTAAAGGTTGAGTGCAGTTACTGTCTAAAAATAGATTTATTACAGCACTTTTATTTTCCGCATGTGAAAGATCAATTTTAATTGGAGCAACTGCAGTATTACTGTTAATTGATAATGTTTCCGTTTCACTATTATCAATATAAATTACATCATTATATTGGTTGGTTCCAAGAAACTCTGAAATATTAAAACCATCAGTATTAAAAGAAATAAAATACGAAGTTTTGATTTTTAATATAAAGATATTTGAGTAAGAAATAGAAATATTTTTATAATCTACAATGCTTTCTGTATTGGCATTGATTGTCTTTAATGTGCTATTCGGATAATAGTAATATACATTTGCAGTATCTAGTTGTTGTCTTAATGCATGTTGTAAAATGTTTTGGTTTTCCAATAACATTGAAACAATACCAGAAGTTGCTCCAGCAATTTTAATTACACCATTTTGCAATGGATTCGTAGCCAACACAGCTAGCGAAGGAAGACCTCTGTGCAATATATCAACTTGAGATTTATTAAAAAATCTATTTTCATTAGTTACTGGATTTGTAAGATAAATTACTTCTGTATTATCATTTAACTTTACATAATTTTTTATTTTAAGTCTTCCAGAGTTTAACGTACTACCAATAACTTCTACGTATTCTTCAAATCCATAATCTGATCCATATACACCAAAGAAATCAAAATTTAATGGACTGCTTCTAGGTGTATTTGATATTAACATATGGGCAGTATTGCCCGTTGTTGCACTAAACTGTATAGGATTTGTAAAATTTTTATTTACGTAATATCCACCAGTAAGGGCTGCAGTACCCGTAACACCAGAGCATGAAATATATTGTTTAAAAGTTCCAGATACACTTTGTAATTGCAATGTACCATTCCAATTTATACTAGAAGAAGTAGCATCGTTATAATATACTCCACTATAAAAATTGAAAGTACTTCCAGTTGTAAGACCGTTGAAGAATTTATTTAAAAACTTTAAATCATTACCAGTTTTTACTTCAGAATAATCAAAAAACAACGAGTTACCAGTAACAAAAATATTAGCAGAACCATTCAGATTTCCTTTTGTAAAACAAGGATCTGCCGTATTACCAACAAATTGTGTTGTGTATGAATACGATGTTTTTGCTGTATTTAACGAAAATAAAGACATGTTAGGTCGCTAGATAACTAATAATTTGAGCACCTGATTTTGCTCTATGGGCCAAAAGACTAGAATTTATTATATCGATGAATAGCGATTCTCCGGGATCTAGTTCGTATCCAAGAGATGTAGTAGATACAGTTGTATCAGTAGTAATGTAAATTACATCGGTATTTGTGGATGCAGCTTTTACATTTATTCCGCTCATGCAAGTAAATCCAACAAATTGTGATGATGTTGTTGTGCTTGTTAACCTATAAGCAGTTCCACCAGTTGGACGAATAACAGCAAATCCACCAAGATCACTTCTTAGACCTACTACCTGACCATAGATGGCAGTCATACCAGTTATAATATTTGTATCATTAATTCCAACAGTGTTACCTACGTTAACTCCTACAGCAGTAGCACCGGAAAGACCTACTACAGTAACGGTAGAAGGAATGGTGGCATTAATTGTTGCACCAGCAACGTTAACGTTTAGTGCACCATTGGTGTAACTTAAAGAATTTCCGGCTTGATCTACTAGATTTACATAGATGTATGTAAGACCGCTGGGCCCCCATACAGAAACCGAATCGTTAGATTTTCCTAGATAACGACCGCCAGTGACTTCTACTTGTGATCCTGTAAAAGTTTTGACCCACATTGGAGATGAAGTTAGGCCAGTTGTGACCACAGAGCCAGATACTACTACTGCTGCACCACCAACTCCACGCACATCGATGGTTCCAGTGAATCCAGAAATAGTGGCAGTCATTCCAGTGGCAATTGTTACTGGAAGTGGATTTGCTGAATTTACAACTGTCGCAGATCCATCGACACCATACCCAAGTTTAATGAGTTGGTAGTGACCTGTAATACCGCCTGTACCGACAAAATCGGTCGCAATATATGCGGTTATACCTGCTGTTTGAATTGGAATCGCATCTGATGTTACGCCTGTTCCTGATGGCATGGATTAGACCTCGTTAATTAGTTCATGAATATTTAGATGTATTTAATTATTGATTATTGGAATATAACGTATATAATAAAACCATGTATATAGATGAAGCAGCAAAAGAAAAATTTTCAAATAAAGTTTTAGATAGAGTAAAATCTACAAAACTAAGTTTTATGGATTGCATACTTGAATTATCTGAAGAAATGAATATAGACCCAAGTACGGCTGGTAAACTTATTACCAGACCAATAATTGAAAAAATTCAAATTGAAGCCAGAGACCGCCATTTGCTAAAGAATGGCAAAACCAAGAAACTCCCAATTGACTAACCATCTAATTGGGCTATAATTAGAATAGAAAGGCCGAGGTAGATCCTCGGGTAAAATACTATGTCAAACTTTGCAGATTTTAAGAAAAAGAGTAAGAACTCAGTCGCATCTCTAACCGAGCGTATGGATAAGCTCACCTCCAAGGAGAGTTACAAGGACGAACGTATTTGGAAGCCCGGTATCGATAAGTCAGGTAATGGATACGCTGTAATCCGCTTCCTGCCTGAAATTCAAGGTGAAGATACCCCCTTCGTATCAATGTACAGCCATGCCTTCAAGGGCAAGGGTGGTTGGCTGTTTGAAAACTGTCCCACTACGATTGGTGAGAAGTGCCCAATTTGTCAGGGTAACACGGAACTTTGGAATAGCGGTATTGAAGATGACAAGAACATTGCACGGAATCGTAAGCGTAAGTTGGCTTATATCTCCAATATTCTTGTAATCGAAGATCCTGCCAATCCAGAGAATAAGGGAAAGGTTTTCCTTTACCAGTATGGCACCAAGATCTTCCAGAAGATTCAGAGCCTCGCTCACCCTGAGTATCAGGATGAGGTTGCAGTTGACCCATTCAACTTCTGGACTGGTGCAGACTTTAAGATCAAGATTCGTAATGTCGGAGGTTACGTAAACTATGACCGTTCAGAGTTTGCATCTCCTGCCCCTCTTCTTGGTGGAGATGACAAGAAGCTAGAGGAACTTTGGAAGAAGCAGTATCCTCTGAAGCCATTTATTGACAAGAGCCAGTTCAAGAGTTACGCAGAACTCTCTGAGCGTTACAAGAAGGCTGTTGGTGATGATATTCGTGCTCAGTTTACTGAAAGCAAGAGCATTGAGGATGATGTGGCAGACACAGTGGTGTCTGAAGACATTGAGGAAAAGGATCCTCTAAAGTACTTCTCCGAGATGGAGAACGATTGAGAAAAGCCCCCGCAAGGGGGCTTTTTTTATGCCCAATTTGGGGCTGATGATGTTTTAGTTGCTCTATCTAAAAATATTAAATTTGTTGGAGCGATTGTAGGTCTTTCTACCAAATCAGTATTATGATTCTTAGTAGATACATTCATGTCATTTACTTGTTGTGCAATCTTCTGAAGAGATGGCATGATATTATCTTTAATTTGTTTTTCAATATTTGAAGTTTTAGAATTATCCATGAAACCAGTATTAGCCTGCATTGGAATTATTCTGGATTGATTTGGTGCAGCAATAACTGGAGAAACATTTACACTGGTATCCATGGACATCATGGACAGATTTTGAGTACTAAAAGGAGAAGGAGTGACTGAATATGATGGTTCTGTCATTTCTAGTTTTTGCTCAGATCTTCCTATGGCATCACTGAATACAGTTTTTTCTGCTTCAATGTTTATTTTTGCTTCATTATTATTATCCAAAGTGTTGTCCTGCTGTTTGGTTATGTAATTGTTTTTGTTCTTGTTCTAAATTGTAATTTACCAAAATGTTAATATACACTTCTCTCTCCCAAAAATACATATTTTCGATATCTTGAACACTCCATTTTAGTTCTTTCATTAAAGAGAAGTTAGTTTGATAGTAGTCAACCACATCAAAGTAACTTGCTGCTAGATAAAAAAACTTAGGAAACCAGATACCTCACTCCCACTATTTTCTTTTTCGACCTTGAACCATAATCTTGGTTCGTTTTTTACAAATTCATTAATTTGTTTCATAGTAAACAAAGGGAGATTATCGATGATCTCCTTGCACTTTTCATTTACAAATTTATCTAAGTAAAAAACTTGACCAGAAATTATTATACTCTTAATGCATGATTTAGAATAAACTTCATCTGAAAATGAATCTTGTTTTAGTAAATCACTTAAAGAAGGAGTTGCCAAAGTAATTGTAATGGACTCACCTACTGGTATATTCAATGATTGAATTGCATTTTTATTTTCAATATTAGATATACCAATTTGAGTTTTTTCTTGATTCACAATCACGTTAATCAATTCATCAACACTTTTAGATCTAATTTGTAGAAATAAGTATTCTGCATCAGCAAGACACAGATCTTGTACATTTTTTAAATCACAGTTGTCTTTTATGCATTCATATAACGCCAATAATGACAATTTTTTATTATCTTCATTAAGTATTAAAGATATTTTTTTGGCATCTTTTACTTTAAATGCAGTAAATAAAACTTTCTTTTTACTAAAAGGAAGTGTGGTTTCAAACTTTGGTTGCGAGTCTTTAAATAAATTTAAAATATCCATAATAATTCCAAAAAATTTATAGTATAGAAGATCTAGTAATAGATCTGTAATTCAATACAACTTGATAAAGTAAGGGAGAATCTGCTTTGGCAGACAATTGAATAGGCAGTGCCTCTACTGGATATACTTCTTGAAATGTCCATAGAGATTGGTTACTTGTTGAAACCGACTGGTTTCCATTTAAATCCAAATATGTAAGTTGAAGATTTGCAGGTTGTACAGTTTCAGTATACCAAGGAACAAAAAAAGTATTATCATTTCTATTGTACATAGCATCAAACCAGTCATTAAAATAATTTAAAATAAATAGATCGCCAGTTACATAAAAAGTCATTACAATTCCACCAACAAATTTTGTAGAATTGGGAACAGCTCTACCATAATTGTAGCCTTGTAGTCCATCATATATGTAATTCGTCGCACGTGCACCAAAAGAAATTTCAGATGGATAGACAGTTATATATGATGATGATACTTGACCATTAGGAAGGTCATCTAATTCGGGTCTATAAATTTTTACAGCATATCTATTGGCTCTTTGAAGACCGCCACGGGCATTCAAATAATTTTTTAGATTGTCAATATTATTGGTGTTTATGGGTGAGGATGACATTTGTTATATAACTCTTTTTCTGTTAAAATTTTGAATTCTATATTGTGTTTTTTACAATAACTTTCCGCTGCCTTCCACTTTGCAGTATTTACTGCCCATATATACTTTTCATTTTTGGTGGCGTTTTCTTTTAAGAAGGTTTGTTTTTTGGGTTTGACTTCTACCATCCAAATTTTTTTATTATTGTTTTGCTTTATCTCTATTAAAAAATCTGGATAATAGTTTTTAATTTTATTTTCTATTGGATGCACATAAGGAATTGCAATTTCTTCAGATGACCATTTTATTATATTTGGATGGTCGTCGCAAAATTTGCAAACAGTTCTTTCCCATAGGGATCTGCATACGATCTTTTCACAATCGCCTATGTATTTCTCTTTGTTTTTTGGAAAAAACTGTGTTCTGTACGCCATTTTAAATATTTATGATATTGCTAAATATTATAGTATGGCATCAACATATATATACCCAATTGCAGGTAGCGCTTCTGGTGCTGAAGTTCCTTTGCAACTCAGATTTGATGTTGCAACCTATTCTTTAAAGAATTTTGAAAGAACCAGAGATTCTATCGTAACTAGATCCGATGCTACCATAATACTTCCTATGCCAAAAGAACCGGGCTATAGTATCATTCACCAGTTTGGTGAAGGTCAAAATCCTGTTGGACCAGTAATTTCTATGGCAGGTGCAGCCAATAGTGGTGGTTTGGATAACTTTGGAACTTTGTATTCAAGAGTAATGCAGCCAGTAGCATTCTTTGCTGAAAGGCAATATGCAACTGATACCTATAGACGGTTTAGTAATATTACCGAACTTACCATGGTTTCAGAGGCTAGAAAAAGTTATTACTTTGAATATTTGTTTGTTCCAAAATCACCAGATGAGTCAAATGTTGTTACTGATATAGTTGGAACGTTTAGAAAAGGATCTTATCCAGTAGTTGCTACAGGCTTACCCGAAAGATCTTATCCACAAAGACTATGGAATATTTCCGTAATGAATGGTGGAGATATAAATCCAAATAGAACTGCGGATTGGTTTGGTGAACCTCTTCCATGTGTTTTGAGTGGTATTGTCGTAAAACATGCAGACTACGGTGATCCAGTATTGCGGTATCTTAAAGACTATCGTTCATCTGCTGTTATGCTTGGTCTTAATTTTGTTGAATTTGAAACTGGTACATATGTTCCAGATGCAAATGCTACTTGGTCTAAATCTGAAATTTCAGATTATTATTTTGGATACTCTGGATAATGAAATACTTTGATAAACTTCCAAAACGAACTTTTGAAACTACACTTGGATCTTTTTCTATTAGTGATTATTTTAGTTACTATAAGTTTAGCTTTGATTTAGTTAGCAAAAGACAATTTGAATTTGATAGCAAAACCACATTGGTAGAGGCTGCTTCAACTCTATATGAAGATCCCAATTCTTTTTGGTTGATTCTTCTAGCGAATCAAACAATAAATCCATTTTTCTTGTTTATTGATAACTATACTGATTTTATTCAAAATAACAAATACAAAGAAACAGCAAAAATTGCAAACTCGACAGGAAATACTGGTTATTATATGAGTGCTGGTAGTTTAGTATTACCATATTCGGCAACTGGAGGCAATCCATTTGATTTTAATTATGTTGGTAATTTTTCTTTAGATGGAGATATCTACATTGTAGAAGATCAAGATTCATATACAAAAAGAGTAACAATGAAACCAACACCAAGCAATGGGGTTCCTTTTGCAAGTGGAGGTATTGAGGCACAATATGTTGATTTTGAAGCACCATCAACATTTATAAATTCTACAGAAACACCAATTAACGCACTTGAAAAGTACTCTTATATAGATACAGTAGAATTAATTGAAGATTATGGACCTGTTGGATCACTGTTATTTAAAAACATGTTGTTAGGAGATGTTCCAAATGTTTATATTCCTCCAAGCTCTAAAACCGCAGAACAGACAACTCAACAAGTAGCGCAGTATGCAAATAGAAAGGTGAATATATTTAATCCAAGTGAATTGTCCAAAGTGACTAGTCGTTTAATTACGATTAAATATACATGATATGCCTCCAAATTTACAATCAAATCCATTTGACTCACCATTAAGTGCAATCGTACTTAAAAGTTCTACAGATTCACGATATGCATTTAATATTTTAAACAGAAATAGTCAGTGTCAGTTTCAACGTTTGGAATTAGAAGAAAGTGCATTTGAAATATTTCCTGTTGGCGCTATAGTTGTGCGCGATACACAAGATATAACCACGTTTATTCAAAACAATAAAATTGATTATGCCTTAATGTACATGACTGATGGTAAGATGATAAGACTTTCTATTACTAGCACAACCTATGTAAATAATGCAGCTTCAGAAACTGAAGAAAACTTTGTATCTATAAATGTTACAAATAGTTTTTATAAATTATCTCAAAAAACTTCAGCATCGGATTTATTAACATCCAATGGAAAACTTGAAGATAGAGTTGATTCTTTAAATAATATTTTAGATTATTTTGATCAAAATGTTTTTGCTAAATTACAATATCTAAGTGAATCAGGTGAATCATATAAAGGTGAAAGTACTACGGTAAATCCTAGTAACTTTTTTTGTTTAAAAATGTTAAGTCCGGGAAATAATAATAATCTAACATATGCCTCCACAGATAGTGCTTTTCAATATTTAAATTATATTTCTAGTTTGGCTGTAGGACCAGAAACATCAAACGGAACACGAGAACCAAGATATTTGTTTTGGTCGGAGTTTGGTGACTATATCAATTTTAAATATTTTTATGAAAAGAAAAATGATGATACTCAAACATTCAACAAATATAAGAATTACAATTATAGATACAGTGTTTATGATTCAGACGTTCCATCGCAAACATCAACCAATGGTAATGTCTATAAGAAAATCTATAATTTAAGAACAGATCCGACAAATCAATGGGTATCTAAAAACTATTTCTATGTTAGAAAAACACCAAAATTTTTAGATAGTGTGCCATCATATCTTACCACCAATCAACAAAAACAAGATTATACAACAAAAGCTCTGACATATCATTTTCAAGATGATGGAGAAAAATATAATATTGAAGTAATAGCATCTAGTGGTGCTATAAATGGTGTTACTTCTGGTGCGGAGGAAATGATTTGTGAGAAGAACTGGGGCTGGATCTCAGATGATAACACAACAAATGATAATGCTCCACCCACATATGGATCTGGAGAATTTGGTTTTGCAAAATCTTATTCTCAAATAAATTATATGGGAAATAGTGGTTATTTTTCACATTCAGATAATATCGATATGTGGAAAAATCTATTTGATGCTACTGAAATTCATCCAAATTATCCAAACCCAACTAATGCGTCAACAGCAGTAAATGATTTTTTATATAATGTAATTCAAACAAACTTGACAAATTTGTATAAAGGAAATACTTACGTTCCTGAAAATTTGGAAATAAGACGACAAATAGAAAGAGAAAACTTTGTATTGTATTCTTTATGCTGTATGGGTGATGGTGAAGAATCATTCTTTGCTAGTTTGATTCGATATGAACCAGATCCATTTACTTCCATACCATTGATTGGAGGGGACGGTCTTAAGTGGCGGTATAAGTGGGAAGGATTAAAATTTACAAATGGTGCTGGTAGTACTTATTGGACAGCAATGGAATTGTGGGAATCTGATTCAACAAATATGGCAACTGGCACAGGTCCAAATGATTCGTGGGCAATAAATTTAAATGAACGAACTGCAGGTTTAGGAAGTCCAGCATATTATCCACCTGGATGGGTCAGTACTGGTCTTGGTTCGGGATTCAAATATCGACCTATTGGATGTTATACTACAATTCCAAATACGGCTGGCGATACGATTGCACATATTGTAAAGATGTATAAAACTACCGCAGAAAGACTTGCTGTTGAAGGGGGTATAGCTGTACCACCCGAATTAAAAGGAAAAATGTTGTATTATTTTAGTGCTGAAAACGTAGTAGATGGGAGCTGCTAATGCCAAAACGTGGAAAAACTGTAACTCTTGGAACAAATGTTTTAAATGTACCAATTGGAAATTTTGGTTCTAGGAGCGAATATGTATGTGCAAATGCTCAAATAGTGCAAGGTGTTACATCAACTCCAAACTCATTGGAAGAATGTTTTTCTAAATTCCCTGGTATATTAGCTATTGCTACTGCTGTAGGTATTACTAGTTCTACTTCATTGTGGTCATTTCCTGGTGTCACTTATGGTACAGAAGGTCTTACATATCCATTAGATATATACCTTGGCACCGCTTCAAATGAATGCAAAGAAATAAGTAATAATACTAGATTAGGAAAAGACTTTTTTGGTTGTCTTTGGGGAGTACCTGAAGCTCCATATAACTGTAGTTGCCCTGATCTTGGACCTAAGTTTGAAGCATATTTAAAACTTAGATTAAATGTTGCTACTTTTTGGAATACTCCAAAAGCTACTCCCGTTAAAAGAAAAGAGTTTTTGGATGCTTTAAAGTATGCCAGAAAACTAACAATTAATATTGCTGGTGACTATTCAATAAAAGTTGGTAACTTTGTAGAAATTTTAGCAAACAATATAAGTGGTTATCCATATTTTTCAGGTGGATCAGTAATAAATGGTATTTATTGGGTGCTTGGTGTAAAACATGTTTTTACTAATTCCGGTACACATGAAACCATTTTAACTCTATCTGATATATTACCATCAACTTCTGCACCAATAAATTCTAGTGGTGGGAATAATCAAAATACAGTACCCCCTTGGAATATCGATTTAGATATTCCAAATAATCCTGGTAACTTCAATGATCCATTCTTTCCAACAAATATTGGTGACCAGATCTGGTCATAATGTATAAATAAATTAGAATGAAAACCAAAGATTTTTCAATATTATTAGAAAAAGTAACAACTGCAAATTCCAAAAAAGATTTGGCATTTGTAAGTGGTACTAATTCTATAGTTCAACAAATTGAAAATGTATTGAGAACAAATAAAGGTGAAAATGTTTCAAACATGAGTTTTGGAGCAAATATTAAAGATTATACCTATGACGTTGCCGTCAATAGACAAATTATTACAAGTACTTTGAGGTCAGTAATCAAATCCTCAATAAGAAAAATATTTGATGTATCGGTTACTGTGAATTATTATTCAGATACAGCAATAATCTTTGATATTCAATTTTCTACAGAAATATCTTTGACTAGTCAAAATAAATCATCCTGCCAGATAGAGATACCATTATCATGACATACAATTTAAAAACTTTAAATGTAGCCTCTTTGGATTTTGAAGATATTAAAAATTCATTGATTTCTTTTTTAGAAATACAACCCGGTTTGACCGACATTGATTTTAGAAACCAAGCTAGCACTGCTAATCTTTTAATTAATATTCTATCAACTGCCACAGCATATAATGGTGTATATTCACAATTTGGATTTACCGAATCATTTTTATCAACAGCAACATTATTAGAATCTGTAATATCAATTGCTTCAAATCATTCAATTGTTGTTCCGCTTGTAAAATCTGCAACCGTAAAGGTTTCTACTCGTGCATATGTTCAAGATTATCAATCTTATGCAGCTACGGCAACAGATGGAAGTAATGTAAATTTCTTTGTTATAAATGGAACACCTGGGGGTTTGACAAATGCACAGGAATTATATCTATATGCTGGATCAAATGTGCAAACATTTAGCAATTATGACTTTACAAGTCAGTCAATACTTTTACCATATAACATTGACCCCGATACTATTTCTTTTTACGTTATTCCAGATTCTTTAAATAAAGCTGAAAAAGTAAAATGGACACGAGTCAGTAAAGGTAATATGACTACCAATGCGGACAACAATTATTTTACTGTTACAAATTCTGCTAATGGTTATCTAGTTACTAATAATTTTGCAAATGCAAATACCGTTCCTACTTCTAAGTCCGTTATAGTTCGTGCAGTTACTGCAAATGGAACAAGTGGAAATAACGCTGTATTCGCTGACCCAAATAATGATTTTGATCTTATTGGCACTCCCGGTGGTGGTTATAATACGATATCGCTCGATACTGCCAAAGCAAAACTACTTTTTGAATTAAACTATGACCGATGTGTAACTCTCAAAGATTTTACTAATGCTATAGTTGGTTCTGGCATCTCTGGAACATCTGATTCAGATATGGTATATGTAAGAAATGGTGACATTCCCGGATCTGTTAATGTTTATGTAACTGATCTTTCTACTGGAGGCCAAGCAGCTCTAATGGAATATCTAGAAGCCAAAGTCATAGCTGGAATTCAGGTGGTATACGGACTATGATTCCTCTGTTCTTTAACAGATTACCCGTAAGTATTGCTCAAAAAGTTGAATTGCTTTTTGAAAAAGCATTAAAGCAATATGGTTCAGAATTATATAATGTTGGAAAAGACAAATTTATTGGTGATAATCTAACAGTTGAATCATTGTTTCCAGAGTGGATAATTCAGGAATATCAAAGCAATACTTCTAATGTGACAATTGTTCCTATTGTTAAACAATATCTTCGTTGGCTGTACAGCATGAAATATGGCTATGGTGCATATATTCCATGGGAAGTATTGAGAAGTCCAGTATTCATGCCAACTGAATTGCTACAGGGATTGGCTGAATTATATTTTCCCGGAGAAGATTTCTCATCTGATGAATTATCAGACATTCTTCCAAATATTCCAAAATTTTCAATACAAGTGGATTATCAATACTTCGGAAAAAAAGGAACTCCTGATGGCATTCGTTATGTGTTGACAACTCTAATGGGTTATAGTTATTCAACTACTAAAGTTATCAGTTTTAGCAATACAGTAATAAAAATTATTGCAAATGTTTCAAGTAATCATAAAGCTTTCTTAGAAAGAAGTGTCGTGCCTGCAGGAATGGTAGTTATATATGAGGCTCCATAATGTTATCAAAAATTGTTCTGTTTGCACTATCTGTTGCATCGCGTGGATTAAAAAATCATAAAACTGATTTACCAACTAAACAACTCAGGTATATATCTTGTTACGGTAATGGTATTATACCTCCTTGTAAATTTTTAAATAAAAGCAAAGACTCAGAACATTATTATTGTGGAAAATGTGGCTGCGGAGATCATAAACATACTTGGTTGGTACGAGAAGCTGGTGAGTATTCTAAATTAGATTATCCAGTAATAAGTTGTCCATTAAAGATGCCGGGATTCAGTAATTATGATCCAAATTTTTATGATAAAGAAGATGGCCAACGAAAACGTGATATTGAAAATTTAAATCCTGCATCCGTGGAGTTGATACAAATAACAGTAAATCACAGTGAAGAAAATGAACGACTATTTGAAAAACTGAATAACATTATGAAAAATTCATAAATATTTTCATGGCCATTACAACCCGTCAAAACTTTATAGATTATTGCTTTAGATCTCTGGGTGCACCTGTAGTGCAAGTAAATATTGATTCCAAACAAGCTGAAGATAGACTTGATGAAGCTCTTGAATATATGTATGAAAGACATTTTGATTTTAATCAACGTGCTTTATTTTCATATAAAATAACGGAAGCAGATAGAGTTAATAGATATTTTGATACAACTCAATTTGGGCCAGCTCTTGGTGCGCAGATTAAAACGGATGAAGATGGCAATACTGGTTACTGGCCTTTAGCAACAGATATTCGTACTATTACAAAGGTATATGCACCAAGTGATATTGTTGGTGATTATATGTTTGATTTGCGATATCAAATGACATTGTTTGATTTCTTTGGATTGTACTTCAACCAGTCAGGCGCCCCTCAGGGACCAATGGCTGCATACATGGAAGGTATGAGTTATATTAAATTGGTTAATGATGTATTTAACTACCCAACATCTTTTACATATACGAGAACAACTGACAGACTATTTTTAGATACAGAGCATAGCAAACTTCCTGCTGGAGCATATTTAATGGTAGAAGCATATGTTCAAATTGACACGAGCCAATATAATAAAGTTTGGAATGATAGAGTTTTCAAAAGATATTATACTGCATTATTGAAAAAACAATGGGCTCAAAATCTATTAAAATTTACTGGTGTTCCTTTACCCGGTGGTGCTCAATTAAATGCCCCAGCACTGATGACTGAAGCATTAACTGAATTAAATACCATAGAACAACAACTAGTAAAAACACAAGAATTGCCACCTGATCCACTTATAGGTTAAAATGACCACAAATCCTTATATAATAAACTATAGTAATAAAGGTGAGCAAGATCTTGCTGAGGGTATTACTATAGAAATAATACAGGCAATGGGACAGGATTGTATATATGTTCCAAGAGAATATTTTTCAATAGATAAAGTTTTTGGTGAGGATCCTGGATCATCATTTACGAAATCTTATACACTAGAAATGTATTTGATGAATTATAAAGGATTTGATGGAACTGATATAATAACTCAATTTGGTCTTGAGATTAAAGATAAAGTTACTTTATTATTTGCAAGAAAAAGATTTTTTCAAGAAGTAACTAATAGACAAAATTCAATTACTAGACCCAGAGAGGGAGATTTAATTTATTTTCCTCTTTCAAAATCTTTATTTGAAATAAACTTTGTAGAGCATGAAAATCCATTATATCCATTTGGCAAACTTTATTCTTATATGATAACAGCAGAATTGTTTACCTATAGTTATGAAAAGGTTAAAACAAATAATGCTACAATTGATTCTATAGTTTCACAGACTCGTGGTTTCTCTGGATCACAAATCATACCACTCAATATAAATATCGGTACAACTGCTGGTATAAATGATACTCTGCAGACAGAAGCCAACGGATATACGTTTGATCCTCAGAATCCTTTTGCAGCAGAAGAAAGTCCTTAAGGTAATAAATGTTTGGATATTTTTACAACCAAAGTCTTAGAAAATTGGTGATAGGATTTGGTACCCTATTTAACAATATATCTGTTGACCATGTTAATCCTGATGGTGGTAACGATCTTAACATTCGTGTACCCATTACTTATGCTTCTCAAGAAAAATTTATAATAAGGTTTTTAGAACCATCATCAATTAATGATGGTTTAAGAATTGAAAACCAGCTTCCGCGTATGAGTTATGTTATGACAAGCATACAAGCGGATCCAGGCCGAAGACGCAATGTAAATACACCTTCACTTTCACGGTCAACAGCAAATTGTGCCGAAAATCCACTGGTTATAACCGAAGAAATTCCAGTAAATATAGGATTTACTTTGTTTATTTATTCAAGACATATTGATGATACATTGCAAATTGTTGAACAAATAATGCCGTATTTTAATCCACAGCACGTGATAACAATGGATTTAAATCCTGCAAAACCGGGTATCAATATACCCATAACGCTGGTTTCCAATAGCATCAGTGAAAGGTATGATGGCGATCTTTCTACTCGTCGTATTAATATTTCTTCATTTACTTTTGTAGCAAAAAGTTATATATTTGGAAAGGTGCAAAATGGAACTGTTATCAATTCAGTTTCTGTTTCCGGCCTAACAGCTGGAATTGCATTTGGATTTGACTCATGAATAAACAATTAGCTAAATTTTTTAATGTTCCTGATCAACCAGACTCTAAAACAAAAGAAATTTTGGGCGGTACGTACGATGCAAATAATTTTCAAAAAGATTATACACTTGTACAATCAAATCTAAAAGATTTGATTGGTAGCGGAAATGTTGCTTTGGAGGCTGCATTGAAAGTTGCTACTGAATCCGATGCACCCAGAGCATTTGAAGTGGTTGCTATTCTTTTAAAGACAATGGCCGATTTAAACAACAATGTATTAGATGTACATAAAAAAGCTAAAGAAACTACAAATAGTAAGACTGAAATAAAGCAGACAAATAATTCTGTATTTGTTGGTTCGACAAAGGATTTGCAGAACCTGTTAAATAAAGATAGAAGTACAGAAAAAAATGTGATTGATATAGAGGCAATAAAGAATGAGTCTCAACAAGAATAATCAGGGATATAGAAATAATCCAAAACTCAAACCACCGGGCATTGAGCTCCAGTATACAAAAGAACAACTAGACGAATATATTAAATGTGCAAATGATCCCGTATACTTTTGCAACAAATACATCAAAGTAAAGACTCTTGACAAGGGTATTATGCCCTTTGAACTTTATGATTATCAACAAAAATTTGTTAATTATATTCATAAAAATAGATTTGTTATTTCAAAATGGCCTCGCCAGTCTGGTAAATCTACCTCTGTAATTGGTTATATCTGTCATTATATTACTTTTAACCAAAGTGTAAGCGTGGCAATTCTGGCAAACAGACTAAAGACTGCCAAAGATGAATTGTATTCAAAATTACAATTAGCCTATGAAAATTTACCACAATTCCTACAACAAGGTGTCGTGGAGTGGAATAAAACATCTTTAAAATTGGAAAATGGTTCCCGAGTAGTATGTGATGCTACCTCTTCCGGTGCAATCCGTGGTGGTTCGTTTAACTTTCTTCTTTTGGACGAATACGCCTTCTTGCCATCTCACGTAGCAGAAGAATTCTATGCATCTACCTATCCTACCATTTCAGCAGGTACCACCACCAAGCTTGTAATAGTTTCTACCCCCAATGGAATGAACCACTTTCATAAACTTTGGGTTGATGCCAACAGGGCAGAGGGCCATAAACTAAAGAATAAATTTATTCCCATAGAAGTTAGTTGGAGAGATGTGCCGATTACATCTGGAGGAAGAAAAAGAGACGATGTTTGGGCAGCGGAACAGATTGCCAATACAAGCCCAGAGCAGTTTGAACAGGAATATGGCTGTAGTTTCTTGGGATCGTCCAATACACTGATCGCTACCTCAAAACTAAACGTTCTGGCACCAGAGGAGTTTTTGCAAGAAGATTCTGATGGACTTAGAATATTTGAACTTCCTAAAAAAGATGAAATTTACTTTTTACAAGCCGATGTCTCTAGAGGACAAGGTTCAGACTATTCAGCATTCACCGTAATAAATGGTACTTCGGCTCCATATAAAGTAGTTGCATCATATCGAAATAATGCAGTAAGTCCTTTTAATTTTCCAAATGTAATTAAAAAAGTTGGAGAACGATATAACAATGCTTATGTCCTTGTAGAAACAAATGACATAGGTGGTCAGGTTTCTTCTATTCTTTATAATGATTTAGAATATGAAAATGTTCTTATGACCAAAATAATGGGTCGAAAAGGACAAATGTTATCACAAGGATTTGCTAATGGAAGAAGTGAAATGGGATTAAGAACAACTACCCAAACCAAAAAATTAGGGTGTGCTATATTTAAAAGGTTAGTTGAAGAAGACAAAATTTTAATAAATGATGAAAGAATATTGGCTGAATTAATAACATTTGTTTCAAAGTCAAATACATTCAAGGCAGAAGAAGGACATAATGACGATCTGGTAATGACTTTGGTATTCTTTGCTTGGTTGACAAGACAAGAATATTTTGCAGATTTGATTGAAAGCGCAAAATTTAATTATGAAGAAGCCAAAAAGCCAGAAGATGATAATACTTTATTCATGTTAAGTGAAGAATCTATGGAAGATGATGAATTTTCTGATGGAAATGTCGTTTGGAAGAAGGTATAAAAAATTACTAAATATTAGTGATAAAAAAGGACAATCATGCCAACTCTTAGTTCTTTTACTAGCACTAATCAATTCCGAACTGAAACAGCCTCTGATGCATTTAAGATGGATTGCGGCTATTTGACAGGTTTAACCTATTTAACCCCAACATTTAGTACTGTTGGAGCATCAAACAATCCCGGAAATTTATTTGGTTGGCTAATTTATGCCAGAGCAATTAAGTCATCGCCAGCAATAGGTACTACCGCATCAACGTATGTGTATTATACTTCGCCATCAGCAATGGTTAATGATTTAAACAAATTAAATGGTGTTACCGGAGCTTTAATAAATCCTACAACAACTACAGGAAATAGTTTTGGATTCTTTATCTATAATGGTATAATTAATAGCGATCAAACCAGTAATCTTGGAATTACTGGTGCTGGAAGAGAATTTTTATATGCATTAGATTATCTTTCATACGGTGGTAATCTCGTTATTGCAGGAACTACAAAAGGTTTTTTAGACTGGAAAACTGACTATAATACAGATTTTGATTTAATTATGGGTGCAACTGGTTTAGGTTTTTCTGGCGCTCAAAGATGGCTTGAAAATGAAGCACCATATACTATAGGTGTGTTTCCTAGTCTAGATGATGGCGCAGGAACAACTTTAACAAATTTTGTTTTTAATGGAACATCATTTGTCGAAGGCGCAACTGTAGCTGATCGTGTATTTTCTGTGTATGGTCAAAAAACAGTAACAAATCTCCCACTTCCATCTCTTTATACTTCCGGTGTATTGACTTATGTTAATAATCTTAGTGCTGATGTTGCTGGTATGTTTACACGCGTTAATGCCAGAAATGAACTTTATTTAACTATTGCGGGTTCGGCTAGAGGTTTTATTTTAAATGGAGACGTAACAACCACAGTAAACTTTGCTGACACTGATCTTAAAAATATTCTTAAAAATGCTCGTGTAAACTATTTCTTAAATTATACAACCAAATTCCTTGGTGCTGATTTAGTTGGAGCAACTGCTTCAACATCTAATCCAATAGTTGATGAAAGAATTGGCCCAGCTCAAATGAAGGCCAAAATGAAGAGAGATATTACAAACATTGGTCTCAAATATCTCTATGAGTTAAATAACTCAACAACCCGAAATCTAGTTACTGGAGAAATAACAAATTACTTGTTGCAATATACTACGTACTTGGATACTACAAAAACTCAAGTTATTTGCGATTCTACCAACAACAATGACAACGTATCAACACTTACAATCTTTGTAAATGTAACTCCATTGATTGGAACAACCTCGTTTACACTGAATATAACTCTAAACCAATAATATGGCATCATATAACTCATTAAACCAATTTAAAGCTGGGTTTAAGGGCGGTACTAGAGCAAACCGTTTTCGTGTTATTCCTAATTTTCCCAATACAATAAATGTTGGGAATAATAATACTACTAGATCATTTCTTATATCATCTGGATCGCTGCCAAAAGCAGATGTTGGTGTTATAGGTGTTCCATACAGAGGAAGAATGGCATATTTTGCCGGAGACCGTCAATATTCAGTATGGCCAGTTAGAATTTATGATGATAATGATAGTGCTTTATGGAAAGCATTCAATAGTTGGAAAGAAAAATTGGATGGCCATCTTACACATAAAGTAGAAGGTAACAATTATTCTTATTCCAATTTACAAACTACTTTTTTTATAGAACAGTTAAAACCAAATGGTGAAGTATTAAGAAAAATTAAATTAAATAGATGTTGGCCAAGTGAAGTTGGTGGAATTAATTTTGACTTAGGTTCATCTGAATTTGTTACCTTTGATGTGACATTAACATTTGATTATATAGACATACTTACTGGAATCTGACCATGGCATCACTAAATGAATTTAAAGATAACTTTAAAGGTGGTACCCGCCAAAATAGATTTTTGGTAACTGGAAGTTTTCCTTCTGGGGCTGGTACAGCTTCTACAGCAGGTAATTCGAATAATGCTGGAACTGCAATTCCATTTCATATTCGATCTACCCTTATACCTACTCTACAGACAAGCACAGTTTCATATGACTACTTTGGTAGAAAATTAAATTATCCCGGTGAAAAACTTTATTCTACGTGGTCTGTGTCGATTGTTGATGACACGGATAGTGGAGATTTGTGGAAAAAATTTCATCGGTGGCATAATTATATAAACAATCATGTTGACAATACAACAAGATATTCAGTTACGCCAAACTATAAAGTTAACTGGTATATTGAACATCTTGGATTGAATGAAAATGTTTTAAAGCGTTTTCGTTTAAATGGATTGTGGCCCAGAACAATAAATGAGATGTCTTTCAGCATGGCTCGTCCAAATGTGTTAAATACTTTTAACGTAGTATTTGTTTATGATACAATTTCGATTGATGGCATAACACAGAGAGACGTTTTATAAAAAGGAATTATTGATGGAAATAGATATTTTTGGATTCCAGTTTGGTAGAACAAAAGACGAACCACAGAAAAAAAGTGAAATTGTAGCACAAAATATTGCTGCTCCCGAAATCTTTGATGGAACTGTTACAGTTGAAGCTGGTGGATTTTTTGGAACTGCTTTGGACTATGCTGCCAACCTTCGTGATGAAGGTGCATCTATTATTCAATATCGCAATATGTCTATCTATCCAGAGGTAGATAATGCTATTGATGAAATTGTTAATGCATCAATTGTACCCGGCACAGACCGCAAACCAGTAAAATTAGATCTTGTTAGTGTTCCAATTGCTGAGCCAATTAAATTAAAGATTTACAAAGAATTTGAAAGAATCATCCATCTAATGGATTTTAATGGAAAATCCTATGAAATTTTTAGAAGATGGTATATCGACTCTCGTATATTTTATAATATTGCAATCGATAAAGATCAACCAATGAATGGAATTGAAGAAATTATTCCTCTTGATCCTCTAAAGATAAAAAAAATTCGTAAAGTTGAAAAACAACAAGAACGAGTCGGAAATACTCAAGTTGGTGTAATCAAAAAGATTGAAGAGTATTACCTTTATACCAATACCGATAAAGAAACATATATGTTGACTGGACCAGGTGGTCTCCATCTGTCTCCAGATAGCATAGTTTATGTTCCATCTGGTGTTGTTGATCTCAATACAAAGAGAGTTCTTGGTTATCTACACAAAGCAATCAGACCATTGAATATGTTGAGACAACTAGAAGATTCTCTTCTAGTTTACCGTGTTGCACGTGCACCCGAACGAAGAGTGTTCTACGTTGACGTAGGACAGCTTCCTAAGCAAAAGGCTGAACAGTACGTTCGTGACATGATGAGCCGTTTCCGCACACGCCTGATCTACAATCAGACTACTGGCGAAGTGCGTGACGAAAGAAACCATCTTTCTGTATTGGAAGATTACTGGATTCCTCGCCGTGAAGGTTCTAATGGCACACAGATTACTACTCTTCCCGGTGGTAATGCCATGTCTCAAATTGAAGACGTAGAATACTTTAAGAAGAAGTTGTATGCTTCATTGAACGTTCCTCTTAGCCGTTTGATGTCAGATCAAACTGGATTTAATATGGGCCGTTCCGTAGAAATTACCAGAGAAGAAGTCAAGTTCTATAAATTTATTGAAAGACTTCGCCATCAATTTAGCAAGTTATTCTTAGATCTATTGCGAGTCCAATTGATCCTAAAAGGTATAATGACTGAAGATGACTGGCACGAACTTCGTCCAGAAATCAAAGTAGTATTCAATACCGACAATTATTTTTGGGATCTCAAGGAAGCAGAAATTTTGGCAGAACGCTTAAAAATGGTTCAGTTTGTTGATCCATATGTTGGAAAGTATTTCTCTTCGGAATATGTTCGTAGAAAAATTTTGAAACAAACTGAAGAAGAAATGCAAGAGATGAATAAAGAAATAGCAGTTGACAGACAGAGAATCCAAGCCGAGCAAATGGCACAGATGGCTCAACAACAGGCTGCTGGCGAAGGAGAGCCACCACAATGAATGAAACTAGCACCATACTTCTAAAAAAGAGTTTTGAAAGTTTAATTCAAAATAATGATGAGGAATTCAAGAAATCCTTGAGAAGTGCTTTAAGCACAAAACTCAATGAAAATATTGAATATTTAAAAATTCATACCCAGAAGAAGTTATTTGAGCCTTCTTTCAAATTTACTCCTAAATCAGAAGAAATTAAAAATTTTGTTGAGTTTTTAGAATCATATGATCCTTCAAATCCATCAAAAATTAAATTAAAAAATGAAAGTGTTATAAATATAACAGAGAAAGAACTTAAAGATATCAAGATACTATTTGATCAACTTAGCCCAAAAAATAGAACCCTAATGGTTGAATCTATTTTTGAAAGCAAAGCCAATCTAGATCAACATCTTGAATTTTGCCAGAAAGTAAAGGTATTACAAAAATGAATCCCAAAGTAAATGAACTAATAAAGAATATGATCGACGAGAACGTAGTTGCTTTCAAAGAGAATACCTCCAAGCTTCTCTATGAAAAGACTGGCAAAAAGATTGAAGGAATGTACGAAACTGTCGCAAAAACCATCATAAAGCCCACCAATGAAACTAATAACTGAAATAAACGAAGATATTAAGTATATCAAAGAGAACACTGGAAACGGTGATAAGGCTTATTTCATTGAAGGTATCTTTATGCAAGCTAGCGTAAAGAACCGCAATGGTAGAGTATATCCCCAAGGCATTCTTATTAAGGAATGCAAGAGATATATTACTGAGTACGTTGATAAAGGCCGTGCTCTAGGTGAACTAAACCATCCAACTGGCCCAACTGTCAATCTTGACCGTGTTTCGCACATCGTTAAGGAACTTCATGAAGATGGCAATACCATTTACGGTAAGGCTAAGATCATGGATACCCCGATGGGCCGTATTGTAAAGAACCTAATTGAAGAAGGTGCACAACTAGGTGTATCTACTCGTGGTATGGGTTCTTTAAAGAGTAAGAATGGTTATCAAGAAGTTCAAGAAGATTTCATGCTTGCTGCGGTTGATATCGTAGCCGATCCATCAGCTCCAAATGCTTTTGTTAATGGAATCATGGAAGGAAAAGAATGGATTCTTGAAAATGGCAGCTGGTCTGAAAAAGAATTCAACAATGCTAAAAGAATTATCAAAAGTTCTTCCAAAAGAGATTTAAACGAAAATATCGTAAAACTATTCAACGATTATTTTAGGAGTATGTAATGTCATTTGACTGCATCACCGAAGGTTCCAAAGACTATATTAAATACGTTCTTCAATTATCTGAAGAATCTATGACTGGTGTTACCTACGTAGCTCCAGGTCGTAAAAAAGAAACTAGAAAAAGACCTTCTTTTACTTTTAGTGGTGGTGCAGGTGGAAAAGGATTGGGTGGAGGAGATGATATTCAACCTGGAGATTTTCTTTCAACCGAAAAAGATGAAAAGGGAAAAATAAAAGATCAAGGTTTGCGTGGAGGCATAATGTGGGGTAATTCTAAAATTCCAAATTCACGTACAACAAATGAGAAGGGCGAAGAACAAGACAATACCCAAGGTGGTTTAGATTATATAACCTCATTAGGTCAAGCTCAAAGTGCTTTGGATTTTGCAGACCAAATGATGCCTGCAGCCGTAAAACTGCTTTTAGCCAAAGGTCTTTTCTCTTCACAAATTAAAGCTAATCCCGGCAGTACTGCTGGCACTGCCGGCAGCAGTAATGTTTCTTTGAAAGGTGCATTAGATGCAGCACGCGGTGGGGCTAATCAAGAACAACAAATGGCTCTTTCTGGATTTGAAGCTGTAGCAGGTGATGTACTATCTCAAATAGAAAATTTGACAGGAACCACTAAGATTGCAAATGAAAACAATCCACTTGCTCAAAAAGTAATGCAATATAGTAAAAATTTAGGAGCAATAGATCCTTATAATCCGCTATTGGGTCTAAAAATTGGTGTTGAAATGTTGGGTGGTAAGGAAGTTTTGAGACGTACAAGAGAACTTGGTGCAGTCCAAAGCGCTGGTGCGGCAAGTTCAATGGGACATCCCTCTGGTTTCAGAGGATATTAAAAATTAAAATATACTAAATAATTTAACCTTAAGGATTAATTGACATGAAAAAGAACAAAAAACTAAATTTATCTGAAGCTGCTGCCCAAGTAATGGGTGTTATGGACGCAACTGGTCGTTCTGATATGGACGCAAGTGGTCGTGGATCCATGATTCCCCCTCCAGTTGACACAACTGGCGTTTCTGCAATTGCAGCGTCTGCTGGTCAACCTGGCGTACCCGCAACCATGAGAGTTGCTGCTCCAGGTATGCGTGCTACTGTTGCAAAAGATGGCGAAGAAGATACTGCCATTGATAATGATGCTCAAGAAGGCGAAGAAGGCGAAGAAGAAGAAATGCCTGTTGAGACCAACGAAGAACTAAAGGCACAATTCCGTGATGCCATCATTTCTCTTCTTGGTGAAGATAATGTCAATAAGTCTTCTCTAGAACAACTTGAAGCAATCTTTGAGGCTGCTGTCTCTGACAGAGTTGAATCAGAAGTTGCCAAGGTTCTTGTTGAACTTGATGAGAATGCCAAAGACTATCTCTCTAATGTAACCAATTCATTGGTTGAAAAAGTTGATGACTATCTTGAGTACGTTGTTGAAGAGTGGATGACAGAGAATACTGTTGCCGTCGAACAAGGTATCAAGACCACTATTGCTGAGAATTTCATCAGTGGTCTCAAGAATCTTTTTGAGAATCACTACATTGATGTTCCAAACGAGAAGTACAATGTTCTTGATGAACTCTATGAGCAAAACAGAAAGCTTCAAGAATCTCTCAATGAGTCCATGAAGTTTAGCATCGATCTCAAGAAAGAGATCGCACTCACCGAGTGTGCTGGAATCTTTGTTGCCGAAACCAAGAATCTTGCTGACACTCAAGTCAACAAACTACAAAATTTGATGGAAAATATCAACTTCAACACTCCCGAAGAGTATCGTAATAAGTTGGTAGCCATCAAGGAAAACTATTTACAGGGTAATAGAGTTTCTGCACCCTCTAAGCCAGTTGATGAGGATATGACCTTCTCAAAGACTGTTTCTGCTCCAACAACACTCGTAGAAAACTATGCGAATGTAATGGGTAGATTAAATAAGAAACTATAACTTTACTAATTACTAAATAATTTTAACTCACAGGAGAATTTACTAAAATGCAATTTCAAGACAATACCCCATATGACATTCTAACCGAGAAATGGAATCCAGTGCTCAATCACGAAGCACTATCTCCAATCGGTGATGATTACCGTAAGAAGGTCACTGCCGTCCTTCTTGAAAACCAAGAGCAAGCCATTCGTAGCCAATACCTCGCTGAGGATATGAGCTCCGGTAACCTCGGTGGTCCCGCCACCTCCACTGGTTACAACACTGGTGCCGTCTCTGGTTATGACCCCGTTCTAATCAGCCTCGTTCGTCGTTCCATGCCAAATCTCATGGCATACGACATCTGCGGCGTTCAACCCATGACTGCCCCAACCGGCCTCATCTTTGCGATGCGTTCGCAATATGGCGCTGGTTTCCCCGGCACCACTTATGGCAATAACAATTACACCGAAGCCATGTTCCAAGAACCACAACCAGTATACGGTGGTTCAGGATATACCCTCGCTGGTCTATCATTCGCTGGTATTACCGGTGGTTACGGTCTAAGCGCTGGATGGAACTATGCTCCTGGATTCTCTGGTGGTATTAACTATACCTCCGCAGGTTACTCCACTAACGGCATAAATTCCTTCAATGCTCTACGTGGTATCTTGACAAACTTTGGTGAAGGTATCGGTGGAGGTGCAGCTGGAACTTCTCCTTACACTGCCTTTAACCAAATGTCTTTCTCAATCGACCGTGTTGCTGTTCAAGCTCGTACTCGCGCTCTAAGCAGCAACTACTCTGTTGAATTGGCACAAGACCTCAAGGCCGTCCACGGTCTCGATGCTGAAGCCGAACTCGCCAATCTTCTCAGCACAGAAATTCTTGCTGAAATCAACCGCGAGATCGTTCGCACCATTTATTATGTTGCTAGAGCTGGTAGCCAACAACCAGATATCGGCAATAAGGGTGTTTATAATCTTGTTGCTGACTCAGATGGTCGTTGGTCTGCTGAACGCTTCCGTGGTCTCAGCTTCCAAATCGAGCGCGAGTGCAATGCAATCGCCAAGGAAACCCGCCGTGGTAAGGGAAACTTCATCATCTGCGATAGCGATACCGCAGCTGCCCTCGCCATGTCTGGCTTCATGAGCCTCAGCCCAGCCATTGCTCCTCAACTCAATGTTGATGATACTCAAGCAACTTTTGCTGGTATCCTAAGTGGTAAGATCCGTGTTTACATCGATCCATATGCCCCACTTGGTGCCAACTTCTTCGTTGCTGGCTATAAGGGTGAGAGTCCATATGACGCAGGTATCTTCTACTGCCCATACGTTCCTCTCCAAATGGTTCGTGCAGTTGATCCCAATACTTTCCAACCACGTATTGCGTTCAAGACCCGTTATGGTGTTGTTGCTAACCCATTCGTTCTCAATAGCAACAGAGCTCCAGATGGTGAAACCCTAAGCCCTGGTATCAATCAATACTACCGTCTAACCCAAGTTGCCAACCTCCACGGTAACGGTACTTGATTAGAAGTTAGTTGATAGCGTAAGTTCAAAAACCCTCCCGAGAAATTGGGAGGGTTTTCTTTTATCCATAAATATTTCTATGGCAACCTGCTCAAGTAATACCAATCCACTTTACAATAATTACTTTACTCTTAAATTTAATAGAGGTACTAGCCAACTGGAACTTATGTGTCAGAGAGCAAACCTTCCCGGCATTTCTGTTCCAGATCTAGTTCAACCAACTACTTTGGGTACTACAATTCCAGTTCCAAGTATGGTTGCTGGATTTGAACCTCTGGCAGTGGAATTCATTGTTGATGAAAATATGACAAATTGGAATTCCATATACTCATGGATTCGAAATATTACAAATATTGAAAATGATACTGAATATAATATTGATTATCAAACCTGGCATATTACAGGAACCCTGAGCATTTATACAGGTCCGTTTGGACTTGCTAACAACAGCCCTATAACAATAACTTTTACAAATATTGTTCCAATATATTTGAGTGGATTGAATTTTCAATCTGACAATAGTGATGCAATTGTTCAAAAAGCCAATTGCAAATTTAAATATTCGTATTATACAATATCACCTAATCCCCCCGCCATACTTACTTAAAGATAGTCGGTGGGGTTGTCAGACCAGCTCTCAGGGTTCTCTGGGGGCAGATTTGGGTCAAATGGTAATTTGTTTTGCTCAGGCTTGACTTTACGGCGCTTCTTGCGCTTGGGTTGGGGTGCAGGCTCTTCTGGAGGTGGTTCGTTTATAGGGGATTCTTGGTCTTCGTTTGACAATATATCTTCTTCGTCACTCTCATCTAGTAAAATTTCAGCTTCTTCAAAGTTATCTATCAGATCATTGACAAAATTTACAAAATCTTCATTTGTGAATAAATCATTTAACATTTGAAGACCAGATTCATGTGCAAACTTCATATCATCGGGGAGAGATGAAACTACAGTTTTGGGATCTGTCTGCATTGTCATAAAATAGATCTCATACATCTTCTCTAATTCCAGAGTAGGTGCTCCAATATAAACTATGACATTGCGTGTTAGAGAAATTTCATGACCACGAATATTGGAAAGATAATTTGTTAGTTTGACGTATTCTACCAATTCGCCTTGTTCATCACGAACAACATATGCTTCAAGCCGAGCAGGAAGTTTAATTGAAATTCTATCGGTGTAAGCCTCATTGACCATACCAATTATTTCTTCACCTGAAGTAAGCTTAACAACTCGCAATACACCGCCAAAAGAATTCTCGGGAAGTGATTCGGACATGTATATGTCCTCCCTTCACTATTATTTATCTTTTATGCTGTCCTTTAAAGACATAGAAAAAATCTTATGATCAAACTTTTCTTTTTTGTATATTTTTATACGTTCTTCAAAGTGACGAAAGATATGGTTCTTGTGTTTCAGCCAGCATAGATCATCTACAATGTCAAAAACTTTGAGAGTCTTCTTTTTGGCAGATACTCTTAGACCACGACCAATGCTCTGTAACAATCTAATTATAGATTTAGTAGGCGAGGCAAAAATAATATTGTCGATATTAACAATGTTGATACCAGCGCTAGTAGTGCCATAACTCGCAACCAGTATAGCATCTCTTTCCGTATCAACGACTTTTCTAATATATTCTCTTGTATCTGCTTCTGTTTTTCCAGAGATGAAATATATTGGTCTACCGCTTTTTGCTGACTCCAAGAGAGCGGCGAGAGGCTTCCCGTGATCTTCGACGTAATTGAAGAGAACGAGCGTGTTGCCTTTGGTTTTGAGGGCAAGTTCTTTGACAAATTCGTTCCTCTTATTATTAGTTATAATCCACTTTAATTCGTCAGGATATTTTTGTTTTTTGAGCAGTTGCTTCTCTTCGTCAGTGTATTGCAACAGAATACAGTCGATTCCAATAGTAGCAAGCAATCCCTTGTTCATTAGGTTTTTTGTTTGAATGAACTGTATAGCGGGACCAAGAATACCTTCGATGCTTAGTCTATGTGCCTGTGCTTGATCTAGTGTTCCTGTAGTACCAATACGAAACCAAGCCTTAGCAAGCTTCTGGCCAATCATATTGATTGATTCTGCTTTGGCTTGATGACACTCGTCAAAGAATATAGCATCAAACTGGTCAAACCACTCTCTTGGTAGTTTGTATATTGACTGCCATGTAGAGACTACTATCTGTTTATTGGTATCTTTATCTATGCCAGCCGATATTTTGTGAATATATTTTTTACAAGACCAAGATGAATCTTGAGAAGAGTAATCAAAAAAGTCAGAATCCATTTGATTCACGAGACCAACTGTTGGTACGAGAATCAAAATTTTTCGATTTGGCGATAAGACGGATTGTAGAAAGCGGACCAAGACGTAAATTATCAAACTTTTGCCCGAACCAGTAGGAGAAATCAATACGCATCTGTGATGGTTCAAAGCATGCATAATTGCTTGCTGCTGATGCGCATGCATCTGGACGGGTTTCTTCTTTACCGATACCGCTAGGGTATCGTAGAATTGAGCAAGCTGTGTTTCCTTTATACATAAAGGATTCCTATTCTCTTTAATATTTAATGAATATTTACGATCTTGAGAAAACTTATCAAGATAGGTTTTTAGACCGCGAGGAAGAGTGGATGTAAGTATATCATATAACCGAATCTTTCCATCCCATATGCGCCGTTTGAACATGGGCATATACTGGGCACCGGGTACCATGAACGAGAAATAATCTCGTAATTCTTGTTTAATTCCTTTTTCTGCTTTGATGTAGTAACGAACTTCATCTACAGATTCAACTTCAATATCCACATAATATTTATACTATGCCGTTCATCATTTTTTGCCAGTCAATGGCAGACTTGATGTTGAAGTTTCTATTGTTGATGGCCTTTAGAAACTCCTCAACCATCTTGACTTTAATCTCATTGACAGCCACCTTTGACTTCAATTCAACAATCTTAGGATCACCCTCAATGAACTTTTCTACATCAGTTTTGAGTAGATCCAAATCAAATGGTTCTTCTCCCCACGCTTCCAATTCTTCTTTGGACGCTTTACCAGTTAATATTTTCCATTTACGCAATCTTTGAATTGCGTATTCATTTTGGTGCTTGGTCAAAAGTAATTTAAAGTCTGTAAGCATATTGAGATACTTGGCGTGAACTTGAGGTATCTTAAGAGCCTCTACACCTAATTCTGTAGAGTCTATTTGGGAATCTTTAGTAATATTATTCTTGAGGTCTTCTAGATTCATTTGGTTTGTAGTATAAAGTACCTTAGGAAAAAGTCAACTAAATAACTTGACATCTTTATATGATGTATTATATTTACTGTGAGGTCTTATGATTATTGATTTACGAGAAATACCAGTTATTTGGATAAATTTAGATTCTGCTACAAAAAATGCAGAAACTATGAAGTCAAGATTTGAAAAATATGGGTTTAAAAATACTCATAGAAAATCTGGTTTAATTATCCCTCCCCCAGAGGGAACTCCACAATCAATTTACCATTTTATGGGTTGTGGTCAATCTCATATTGATATACTTGAATCACCGCAATATAACACACCTTTTCTAATTTTAGAAGATGATGTTGAGTTTGCAGAAAATTTTAATCCAATTATTGATATTCCAGATGATAGTGATGGTGTATATCTCGGCGTATCTACTGGAAATAGATATTATGCTTCAAAAAGATATAATGAAAATTATTTAAGAATTGGTGGAATACTTGCAGCACATGCAATCTTATATGTTACTCCTACATATAAACAAAATATGGCTGATATAGGTAATCATTGTTTGCATGTATTACAACAACCTTGGGATATGGGAACTGCACAAATTCAGTTTTCTCAAAGAGTTTATGCAACAAATCAGCCACTGTTCTATCAATCAAATGATAGAGAAAATGCTAATAAATGGCAAGGTTTTACTGATTGCGGATTAGAGGATAGAAACACGGAATTCCCTGAATGATTACATATAATAATATGGGTTTATATGGTCGTATGGGAAACCAAATGTTTCAATATGCAACATTGTTTGCTATTGCCAAAACACGTGGTTATGAATTTGGAGTTCCATATAAAGTTAAATCTGATAATCCATATTTAAATTTTTGTTTAGATCAGGCTTTTCCGAATCTATCTGCAAAAGATAGCAGTGATATACAAAGCATTCATAGAGCACAAGAACGAAATTTTACATATAATGCAGGTATTTTTGGGATACCTGATAATACTGATATAATTGGTTATTTTCAAAGTGAAAAATATTTTGTTGATTATAGAGAACAGCTACTTAATGAATTTAATTTTCAAAAAGATATAGTACAAAAATCTTTTGACATAAGAAGTATATCCCATAAACCAGTTATTTCAATACATTTAAGATTTGGTGATTATAAAAATTTAACTGATAAACATCCTATATGTAATGTTGATTACTATAAAGAAGCATTAAGTCATCTTCCAGATGATTTGTTACTTATAGCATTTAGCGACGAGCCTGTCTTGGCCACGGAAGTATTAAATTTATTGGATAGAAAATATTTTATTACAGAAACTAATGATCAGAATATAGACCTGTGCACTATGTCACTATGTGATTACCATATAATTGCAAATAGTTCATTTAGTTGGTGGGGAGCATGGCTATCTGAAAGTAAAAAAGTAATTGCACCGAGCCGATGGTTTGGAGATGCACCTGAAATGCCAAAAAATTGGTCTGATATATATTGCAAAGATTGGATTGTTATATGAACAAACTTCATATTTTTACAGATGCATTTACAATTGGTTCTTGTTTAAATAATCCACCAAAAAATTTTAAATGGATTTTTAATGAGTATCCAACAGACGGATCGCCAGTTGTTTATTTTGATTCTTCTATATTTAAAAATATAAATGATGGTTATACTGGTCTAAGATATGGATGGCTTGGAGAATCATCTGAGATTATATTTAATCTAATTACGGAAGTTGTATCTAATAAAGATGCATTAAAACTTAGATATAAAAATATTTTTACAAATGATAAAAGGATTATTGATATTGATCCTGAGTTTTTTAAATATAATCCACCTTCTTCAAATATGCCATGGGTTAAAACACATGAAATTTTTCAAAAAACAAAACTCTGTTCGTATATAACAAGTTTTAAACAATTTACTTCTGGGCACAATAAACGAATAGAATTATTTGAAAAATTAAAAAATGATCCACAGTTTAAAGATCATATTTTTGGTAGAGATTATAAATTTATTCCAGATAAATTAGATGGTTTAAAAGACTATATGTTTTCTATTGTAATTGAAAACAGCATTTATCCCAAATATTATACTGAAAAAGTAACAGACTGTTTTGCAACAGGAACTATACCTATATATTATGGTGACAAGTCTATAGGTGAGGATTTTGATTTGAATGGAATTATTTTTATAGATGATCTAAAGTCATTTGATTTATTGACTCCAGATTTGTATTTTTCAATGTTTTTAGCAATTAATAATAATTTTAATAATCTGCAAAAATTAAAAACAGCAGATGATTTTATATACGAGAGCATTAATGATAAAGTTAAGTATACATAATTTTTGGCCAGATTTTAACTATGATGAAAATATTTTTATATCAATGTTGCAGGACATCTATAAAGATGAATTAATTGTTACAAATAATGTAAATGACTGCAATCTTTGTTTAGTTGCAGAAAATTATGTTCCTCCTGAAATAGATAGAACAAAGACCAAGATTTTGACATTTATGGCAGAACCAAAGCCAGTTCAATATCAGGATGGTGACTATCATTTATCTTTTGATCCAACTAGAACAGATTTAAAAAATATTAGAATGCCTCTTTGGTATATCTATATTAATTTTTATAATCTTCAAAATCAAAAAAATCCAATTCCTGCGGTTTTGCCAGAAGAATTGCAAAATAATAAATGGTTTAATACTACAAAAGAACATTTTTGTATTGCTCCATTTTCCGCAATTCATAAAAATAGAGTAGACTTTTATAATTTATTATCTACATACAAATCAACAGTTGGATTTGGATTACCATTTGGAAACGGTGACCATGACAGAAATCAATTAAGAAAATATGATGCAATATGTCCATTTAAATTTGCAATGGCATTTGAAAATACATATAAAACTGGATATGTAACTGAAAAATTTTTACAAGCCAAGACAGCAGGATGCATACCAATATATTGGGGTGACTCTTATGTTTTGCATGATTTTAATCCAGAATCATTTATCTATACTAATCATTTCTCTTCTATGGAAGAATGTTTAGAATATGTAAAATATGTCGATTCAAATGAAGAAGTTTATCAAAAAATAAAAAATGCCCCGCTCTTTAGCTATAATATTAAACAATCATTTGAAAATATAAAACAACAATTGAAAGATACAATTAGTTTATGAAAACTTTAGTAATTACACTACCTAGTGCTGTTGAAAGACATGCAAAAATTGAAAAAAACTTTAAATCTTGTAATATCAATTACATGATTGTAAATGGAGTATCTGAATTAGATATAGTATTTAATAAGTCTATTCCATCATACATTTATGCAGGAAAAACCTTTGATATTAATCATACAAATTTATTAAAATATACCAACAGATCTTGGATAAGATTTGGTGAGATTGCAGCATTAATGGCACACTATAAGATTTGGAAAGATCTTTGCATTGATGCAGAAAACGAAGTATATCTTATTTGTGAGGATGATTGTTTACCATCATCAGAACATATAATTTCAAATTTATCTAAATTTGACTATAGTAAATTGGATTTTCTGTATCTCCAAGCAGTCACCGCCCATTATCAAAATAAAAACCAGTACATTGAAACTCTTCCCACAGCAGAATGGGACCATAATTTAAAAATTATTAATACAGAAAAAAACTATATTTGTGAAGGAATGGCGGCATATTGTATTACAAAAACTGGTGCAAAAAAACTATGCTCATATATAGAAGAAAATGGTTATGATGGTCCAGTAGACAACATTATAACAAGATTAAAAGATTTTGAATGTACTTGCCCAGTAAACTTAAATGATTATTTTTATTTAGACGATACATCAAATTTTTCATATACGCATACAGGTGATTTTTTGAATAGATATGATTTAAATGGAATTGAATTGCAGGCTAAAATAAAATTGCAAATAAAGGAAACAAATGGAACACTTTTATCATAATATAGGCGAAGACTGGTTTACATATCCAATATTTTATAGTTCTATGGTTAATGAAGCTATTGATGGTGCACACTTTGTTGAGGTAGGGTCGTGGAAAGGAAGAAGTGCTGCATATATGGCTGTCGAAATTCATAATTCTAATAAAAAAATAAAGTTTGATTGTATAGATACATGGAAAGGATCAGTTGAACACATTAATGACATCTTTGTAAAAGAAGATACATTATATAGTGAATTTTTAAAAAATATAGAACCAGTTAAACATATTATTAATCCTATTAGAATGTTATCGTTGGATGCATGTAATCTCTATGCCGATAATTCATTAGATTTTGTTTATATAGATGCCAGCCACGAATACGAAGATATAAAAAACGATATACTTAACTGGTTGCCAAAAGTTAAAAATAATGGCATTCTTGCGGGACACGATTTTTCTTGGGATGATGTAAGCAAAGCCGTTAAAGAAGTACTACCACATTATGATTATTATGCTAATGAAAATGTATGGGTACATAAAAAAATATAATTATGACTTTAATATTAGATAACATTACAGCAGTTTTTATAGATGGTATTGGTAAAGATACTACCGATATACGTTATATAATTGAAAAACTGTCATCAAAAATATCATTTCATTCTATTTTACATTTTTCAGTAAATCCCATAAATGATGTTAAAAACATAAAGGGATTGCAGATAAATAAGATGAGTTATGGTGAATATAATAATTTTTGTCTTAAAAATATATATCCATTTTTACAATCAGATTTTAGTATTTGGATGCAACCAGATGGATTTATTTTAAATCCAAATTTATGGACTGACGAATTTTATAATTATGATTATATTGGCTCACCCTGGCCATGGTTTCCTTTATATGTTGGAAATGGCGGATTTTCTTTTAGATCAAAAAAATTATTATATGCAGCTACAAAATTACCTTATGTCGAACATAATGAAGATGCTGTGATTTGTGACTTGGCGAGACAACATTTTATTTATAGCGGCTGCAAATATGCACCGTTAGAAATTGGTTTAAAATGGGGATTAGAACGAGAAATACCAGGACAAGATAATAATTTAAATAATAAATTTGGTTTTCATGGTTCTAATTTATTAGATCAAGCAAAAAATATTTTTAATAAAAATTTTAAGGAGATATTATGAAAATATATGATTGTTTTCCATTTTTTAATGAATTAGAATTATTAGAAATAAGATTAAATACGTTATATAATATGGTTGATTATTTTGTAATTTCAGAGTGTACACATACATTTACAGGAAAAGAAAAAGAATTATATTTTAAAAATAATTTTTCTAAATTTGATAAATTTAAAGATAAAATAATTTATTCTATTGTTGATGATTCTCCACCAGAATATTCGACTGCAGCTAGAGAAATTTTTCAAAAGAATTCTATTTTGAATCCATTAAAAGAATGCAATGATGAAGATATTATAATGATTAGTGATATAGATGAAATTCCTAATCCAAAAATTTTATCAAATGTAATTAAAAATGTAACAAAAGATAATTTGCAAATATTAATGCAAAATTTTTATTATTATTATTTAAATAATTATATTGAAGAAGATTATTTTGGTAATACATCATGGCATGGAACTAGAGTTTCTTCATTTTGGTTATTTAAACAGTTAAATGTAAATAATATAAGAAATCAACAATTAACAGGTATAAATCCAATAAAAATCTTAAATGGTGGTTGGCATTTTAGTTTTTTGGGTGGTAAAGAAAAAATTATTGAAAAATTAAATGCATATGCCCATCAAGAATACAACACAGATAAAGTACGTTCTAATATAGAAAATAACATGGAGTGTTTGGATCAAGATTTATTTTTTAGAAAAATGAAAGCAAAAACAGTAAATATAGATGATTCATATCCAGATTATCTTTTACAAAACATTGATAAATATATCCATCTTGTGAGGAAATAAAAAATGAGTAAAATTTTAATAACTGGTGTGGCTGGATTGCTGGGTTCTAGATTGGCGGATTATTTGGTCAATGATCATGAAGTAATTGGTATAGATGATTTGAGTGGTGGGTATATAGAAAATGTTAATGATAAAATTAATTTTTATCAAATTAATTTGTCATCATCTGATAAACTAGAAAATATATTTAAAAATCATAAACCAGATTATGTTTTTCATTTAGCAGCATATGCTGCAGAGGGATTAAGTCCTTTTATTAGAAAATTTAATTATGAAAATAATTTAATATCAACTGCACGATTAATTAATGAATCTATAAAACATAATATAAAAAGATTTGTATTTACATCTTCTATGGCTGTTTACGGTAATGCTGAACCACCATTTAAAGAAAGTTATATCCCCAATCCAATTGATCCATATGGTATTGCAAAATATGCATGTGAAATGGATTTGAAAATTGCTGGCGAACAGCATGGATTAGATTGGTGTATAATTAGACCACATAATGTTTATGGAATAAAACAAAATATATGGGACAAATATAGAAATGTTTTAGGAATATGGATGTATAATGTTTTAAATGGTCACCCAATAACAATATATGGTGATGGTAATCAAGAACGTGCATTTAGTTACATAGATGATTGTTTGCCGTATTTTTGGAAAACTGCAGTACTACCAGAATGTTCTAAACAAATTTTTAATATGGGTGGTGATACCAAAGTAACCATAAATGAAGCGGCAAACACATTATTAAAAGTAGTGGGAAATCATCCAATTGTTTATCTTGAGGGCCGGCATGAAGTTAAACATGCATGGGTATCTCATGAAAAAATTAAAAACATACTTAATTTTGAATCAAAAACATCACTTGAAGATGGTCTTAAAATCATGTGGGACTGGGCAAAACTTCAACCAAATAAAAAAAGAAAAGAATGGGATTCCTATGAATTAGAAAAAGGAATATATTCTTTTTGGAAAAAATAATTAATTAAACAAAAAAATAAAATTGAAAGGATTAACAATATTATCTTATAATATTATTGACAAACAAAAAATATATGATAATGTTTATTACATAAAGGTAAATATATAAAATGAATAACAAAATACCAACAATTAATTTACAATATAAATTTTTATCAAAACTTTATACTCGTTCAGATATTTTCGAACATTTGCCTATTTTAGCATTGCTTGCATCAAAAGTAGATTCTGTAACAGAATTTGGTGTAAGAAAAATTGTTAGCACTTGGGCTTTTTTATATGGTTGTCCAAATAAAATGGTCTCCGTAGATTTAGAACATCCAAATAAACACAATGAAAATTTAGATGAAGTTTATGCATTAGCATTAGAAAATGGAATTGATTATAAATTTATTCAAGGAAATACATTAGAAGTTGATATAGAAGAAACAGATATTCTTTTTATTGACACGTATCATGAATACAATCAAGTAAAAGGTGAATTAAATAGGCATGCACATAAAGTAAAAAAATATTTAATTTTTCATGATACGGAAATGTTTGGCACATATGGTCAAAATTTAGATGATAGTTTGAATACAAACTTAAAGGGAATAAATCCAGCTATAGATGAATTTTTAGAAGAAAATTCACAATGGAAAAAAATATTTGAATATACTCATTCTAGTGGCTTAACTATTTTAGAAAAACAATGAAAATACTTTATATAAATTCAGGAGCACCTGATTATTTGTCAGACATGATATTTCATGGATTAAGAAGCATACATGGAGGCAACGTCGTAGACATTCCAAAAACTGATTATATGTATAGTAATGCCCATCCAGAATCTGAAATGACTTCCTATGGAAAAGGATTTACTATTTTTAGAACATTGGAAGACATAGATGTTGATAGAACAGATATTTTTAAAAAAATACGAGATAGATATTTTGATTTAATAATATGGTCTTCTATTCATAGAAATAAATCATATTTTTATGCAGCAACTGAAAGTAAAAATAATTGTATATCTTTAGATGGTGAAGATCATACAAATCTAGATTTAGATATGGTGTGGAGATTTAATTATTATAAAAGAGAATTAGATAAATATCATCCAAATTTAAAACCAATAAGTTTTTGTTATCCAGAAGAAAAAATAAATAACATTTATAATAAAATAAAAACAAACGCTACGGTTATACCCGGAAAACTGGAAACTTATATTTTTAATAATGAAAAAGATTATTATAAAGACTATAATGAATCACTTTTTGCATTTACATGCAAAAAAGGTGGTTGGGACTGTTTAAGACATTATGAAATTATATTTAATAATTGTATTCCTTGGTTTTTGGATATAGAAAATTGTCCCCAAAATACTTTGCAATTTTTACCAAAAGATTTATTAATTGAAGTAAAAAATTTAAAAGGTGTAAAAATGGAAATAATAAATAATACGCCACAAATTATTATAGATGATCTTCTTTTTGATGAACAGCAATATAAACTTTTATTAAATGCAATAACAACACATTGTAAAAATAATTTAACAACAAAAAAAATGGCACAGTATCTTTTAAATAATCAATAATTATTGCTTGATTTTACTTTATTTTGTTGTAAATTACTTTTGTGAAACAACCTAAAAAGAAAAAGAAAGCATCAGATGCTGATTACGTAAGTAATCAAGAGTTATATGATGCTTTAGTAGAATATCGTAAAAAGTCTGCTGACGCAGACAATGCTGGCCGCAAAAAACCAAAGTTACCAGATTTCATAGGCGAATGCATTCTTAAAATTGCATCTCGCCTTTCTTATCGTCCTAATTTTGCAAATTATCCATATAGAGAAGAAATGGTATCAGATGCAGTATTAAACTGTGTCACATATATTGATAACTTTGATCCCAGCAAGTCTACAAGTCCATTCGGATACTTGACACAGATTTGCTGGTTTTCTTTTGTGCGTATAATAAACAAAGAAAAACGAGAAAAGTATACTCAGTATAAATTTGCAGAACAGCAAAATGATAAAGATTTCCATAACTGGTTCAATGAAACCTATGCGGGAATTGATATTGGTAGAAGAGATTTCTTTGGCTTGACAGATCTTGACATGGAACGTTTTGATGAAATGTTAAGCCCAAAGAAAACAAAAAGAAAAAAGAAAGTTAAAAAGGATTCATTAGATATATGAAAAAAGTAGCACTCATTACAGGAATTTCTGGTCAAGATGGAAGTTATCTTGCGGACTTATTGATTTCAAAGGGATATGAAGTACATGGATTGATTCGTAGAAGTTCTTCTTTTAATACTGGAAGACTGGAACACCATATTCAAAATCCAGAAGTCTATAATAAAACTTTGTTTCTTCATTATGGAGATATGAATGATTTTACAAGTATTTACAATATCTTGTCTAAATATAATCCTTCCGAGATTTATAATCTTGCCGCCCAGAGCCACGTAAGGCTATCTTTCGACATGCCAGTATACACTGGAGAAGTAGATGCGATTGGCACAGTAAATGTATTGGAAGCAATTCGTTCATACCAAGATCATACTGGAAACAAAATTCGATATTATCAAGCATCCAGTAGTGAAATGTTTGGTAAAGTTCAAGAAGTTCCTCAGAGAGAAACTACTCCGTTTTATCCCAGATCTCCATATGGTTGTGCCAAAGCCTATAGTCATTATATGACGGTGAATTACAGAGAAAGTTACAATATGCATGCTTCTTGTGGTATTTTGTTCAATCATGAAAGCCCACGAAGAGGTGAGACTTTTGTAACTAGAAAGATTACTAGAGCCGTAGGAAGAATTAGTCAAGGTTTACAAAAAGAACTTCGACTTGGAAATCTTGATTCTCTTAGAGATTGGGGTTATGCTGGTGACTATGTAGAAGCCATGTGGATAATGCTGCAACAAAATACACCAGATGATTATGTGGTATCAACAGGTAAAATGATATCTGTTAGAGACTTTTGCGATTATGCATTTAGTTTGATTGGCAAAAATTATAAAGATTATGTTGTTATTGATCCAAGATATTATCGTCCAGCAGAAGTTGATCAGCTTCTTGGCGATTCCACCAAGGCAAGACAAGTATTAAACTGGCAACCAAAAGTATCTGTTTTTGAACTTGCTGAAATGATGGTGAAACAAGATATTGAAATTGCAAAAAAAGAATTTTTAGTTCATCATTTGATTGATAAAAATGAAACCAGAAAGATATATGAAAGCAGTAATTCTTAACGATACCCACTTTGGCTATAAAGCGGATTCACCTATCGTACTTGAATACTTTTTATCGTTCTTCGAAGAACAGTTGTTTCCTTATCTGAAGGAAAATAATATCAAAACCATCTTCCATCTGGGAGATGTTTTTGACCGTAGAAAGTATATAAACTTTAAGACACTACATCAAGTCAGAACTAGGTTCTTTGAACCTCTTAGAGATATGGGAGTAAAATGCATTGCCATTTGTGGCAATCATGATACCTATTACCGCAACAATAATAATGTAAACTCATTGCATGAGTTAGTTGCACCATACCAAAACTGGGAAATCTATTCTGAACCTACCGAGATTCAAACCTCAGCAGGTTGTGTGGCTCTTCTACCATGGATCAATCCAGAAAATGAAGGACAGGCAGCAAAATTTATTACCAACACTACATGCTCTCTTCTCATGGGACATCTGGAATTATTTGGCTTTCAGAGTATTCGTGGTATCTTTATAGAGCAAGGATATGACCCCAAACACTTCGACAAGTTTGAATACGTTCTTACTGGACATTATCATATTAAGTCCACTCGTGACAATATTCATTATCTGGGGACGCAATACCAGATGGCTTTCTCAGATGTTTGGGAACCGAAGGGATTCCACGTATTTGACTTTTTGGCTAGAGAACTGGTATTTGTCGAAAATAACAAAAAGTTATTCTATACGCTTGATTATAATGAAGACGAACCAGAAAAACTTGAATACTCAAAGTTCAAGGATTGCTATGTCAAAATTTTTATCAAGAAGCGCACGAAGGCTGCGAGTTTTGAAAAATACATGGATAAGTTCTATGAAGCAGGCGTGGCAGAATTGGCAGTGACCGAAGAGGTAACTGCAAATCCTGAACTAGTGGCTGTAGATGTTCATAAGGATACTCTCCAACTTCTACACGAAGAACTTGAGACTATTCAGGAAAAGTCTATTGACAAGAAGTTTCTTGCACGGATCATAGATGAAGCGTATAATAGTGCACTATCAAAGGATGAAGAGTGATTGAATTTTTAAAAGTTCGGTTTAAAAATTTTGGATCGTTTGGCACAAATTTTTCAGAGATTAAACTAGATAATCATAAGACCACGCTAGTCACGGGTACCAACGGACATGGCAAGTCTTTTGCGCTATTGGACTCCCTGTGCTTTGGGTTGTTTGGAAAGCCCTTCCGACCCATTAATATACCGCAGCTTGTAAACACCGTTAATGGCAAGAATTGCCTAGTTGAGATAGAGTTCAACAAGGCAGGATCTCATTACTTGGTTCGTCGTGGCCTATCGCCAAAGATCTTTGAAATTATTAAAGATGGGGATATGATTGACCAGAATGCTAAGTCAAAAGATTACCAAGAAATGTTTGAAGAACATATTCTTGGATTTGATTATGCAGCCTTTAAGCAGGTTGTTATTCTCGGTAAGTCCAACTTCATACCATTTATGCAGTTGACTCCTTCGGAACGCCGTAAGATCATTGAAGGTCTTCTGGATCTTGATATCTTGGCAGACATGAACCAACATGTAAAGGGACAACTTAGTTCTTTGAAGGTGTCTATCGGTGAACATGAAAGTTTAGTCAAGATTGCTCATGAAAAAATCAAGTCTCAAAAAGAATTTATTGATCAAGTAAAAACTAGTAATGCTGATGATATTAAAATTTTGGAAGACAGAATTCAAACTTATTTTAATGAAATATTACAATTAAATCCAATAAAAGAAAAACATATAAAAAATTATTCTGAAACTTCAATAAAATTAAAAAAAATAAAACAAAAAATTGATGATTTAAAAGAAGTTCCATCAATGTTAGTAAAACTTGAAACTTTAAATACAACTTTATTGGAAGAATTACAATCTTTAGAAACAAGTACAACATGTAAGTGCTGTGGCCAAACTTTACCAGAAGAACAGCATCAAAAACATAAAGTAGAAAAACATGCTAAAGCAGAAGAATTATTTAATGCACTAAAAACTGCCAGAATTAAAGAAACCCAACTTGAAAGTTTAAAGACGGAATTTGAAATTGTAAATAATAAATTAGAGATCCTATCTAATGATATTAATGCACTTAGTTATAAAATTGGAAATGCTGAATCCAATAAGAAAATTTTGGAAAAAGAAAAGAAGGAAAAGGAAGCAGCCAATAATTTAAATAGTTTCTTGATAAACCTAGAAGAATCTGAAAAAAAGAAAAATGATATTGCCAAAAAACTTGAATCTTTTATCTCTCAACAAATTCACTATGATGTTGTTTATGATATCCTCAAAGATGGGGGGCTTAAGAGCCGCATTATCAAACATTATGTTCCCATCATCAATGGACTCGTCAACAAGTTCCTCGGAAAGCTTAATCTCTATGTTGACTTCACAATCGATGAGGAATTCAAGGAGACCATCAAGTCACGATACAGAGATGCATTCTCATATTCCTCTTTCTCTGAGGGAGAGAAACAACGCATCGACTTGGCGATCCTGCTGACTTGGCGTGAGGTTGCCAAGATGAAGAACAGCCTTAACTGCAATCTATTGATCTTTGACGAAATTCTAGATTCATCTTTGGATGCAGCAGGTACGGAAGCCTTTATGAAGATCTTGAATAAGATGAAGAACAAATGTTCAATTTACATCATTAGCCACAAAGCTGATGCACTGGTTGACAAATTTGACCAAACTTTGCAATTTGAAAAGAAGAATAATTTTTCAAAAATCAAGGTTCAGGTATAAATATATTTGTATTATCCTATTTTGGAGTTATAATAGAACTATGAACGAAGAAAGTTTTGAAAAGTTTAAGAATCGCCGCAAGAACAAGCCTACTGGCCTGAGCAAGAAGCAACAGAAGAGAAATGTTCGCGGCAATAGACACGAACAGAAACAGCAACTTAACGATAGTGTTTATCGTAAAGATTTTGATTAATTTACAGAAAGATTTATATGAGTACTATGACAAAAATGCGTCTAAGCAAAGAAACCTATAACATTCTAAAGAATTTTGCAGCCATTAACTCAAACATTCTTATTCAACCCGGAAACATCCTGAAGACGGTTTCGGCTGGTAAGAACATCTATGTTGAGGCAAAGGTAACTGAGGACTTTGATATTGATATTCCTATTTGGGATCTAAATAAGTTCCTCGGTATCATTAGCATGTTTAACAATCCTGATCTTGAGTTTCATGACACTCATGTCGTGATTACTAATGGTCGGTCTAGCGTTACATATTACTATTCCGAACCAAGCCTGCTCACGGTTCCTACCAGAGAGATCAAGATGCCTGCGACTGTTACACGCTTTGAGCTTGATGAAAAGGATCTTAACGAGATTCTTAAGGCTTCCAGTGTGCTTCAGGTAAGTGATCTTCGTATGGTTGGTGGTGACGGCAAGTTCACTATTAGCGTAGACGACTCTGGACAGAGCACAAGCAATAGTTTTGAAATTGTCATTGATGAAAATTATACCGGCAAGGACTTTGAGGGAACGGTCAATGTTTCAGAAATGAAGTTCATTCCCGGTTCATATAGTGTCGAATTGACTGACACTATTATTTCTAAGTTTACGCACAAGAGTTTGGATCTTTCTTACTACATCGCTATCAAGCGGGGTTAATCGTGTCTGATGTGACTAATCTACTTTGGGTCGAAAAGTATCGCCCTAAAACACTGTCTGATTGTATTCTTCCTATTGATCTTGCCACTGTGTTCAACGGCATGATCAAGGAAGGTACGATTCCAAACATGATGCTATACGGCAAGGCAGGCACGGGCAAAACTACGGTTGCCCGTGCCTTGGCAAACGATTTGGGTGCCGACAGCATTATAATAAACTGCTCTGAAGAGAATGGTATTGATACTCTTCGGACAAAGATTCGTAATTATTGTTCTACAGTCTCACTTAACGGTGGACTAAAGATTGTAATTCTGGACGAGTTTGACTATTCGAATGCACAGTCTATTCAGCCAGCATTGCGTGGAGCCATGGAGGAATTTGCAAATAACTGCAGATTCGTCATGACTTGCAACTATAAAAATCGGATCATTGATGCTCTGCACTCTCGGTGTACTGGAATTGACTTTACCGTTCCAAGTGCTGAGAAGGCTCAGGTTGCAGTAGGAATCCTCAAGCGCATTGAATACATTCTCAATAATGAAAAGATTCCATATGATACTCAAGTTCTTTCAAATCTGGTAAAGAAGCATTTTCCAGACATTCGTAGAATTCTTAATGAGTTGCAGAAATATGCATCTTCTGGAAAGATTGATGTTGGTATTCTGGCTCAAGGAAGCAGTGAGTCCTATAAGGAACTTCTTGGCTTCATGAAAGCAAAGGACTTCACATCTTGCCGCAAGTGGGTGATTCAAAACTTGGATCTGAATACAGCAGATTTCTATAAGCGTCTGTACACAGAACTATATACAGCATTGAAGCCCAATTCTATTCCACAGGCCATTCTTATTATTGCCGAATATCAATACAAGTCTGGATTTGCTGCGGATCAGGAAATCAATACGATGGCTCTTATCGTGCAACTTATGATGGACTGCGAGTTTAATTGATGAAGCCCGAAGAGCTAAAACTTAAAGACTTTCTTTCAAGCATCAATCATGATAAAAAAGCTCTACTTGACAAGGATGAGGCTGATGTTCGCCTTTATAAACCATTTGTTGTAAATCGATGTTTATCATATTTTCCTGATACGATCTTTCATGCTAATGAAATGAATTGTGTACCGTGGCTAGACAACAAGAGCCAGTTTGACTTTCATAGACTTGGCATTCGTAAAAAGAAGCGTTTTTCTCCTTGGACAAAGAAAGAACCGGAAGACGATATATCTCTTATTAGAGAAGCATATGGATACACAGAATCCAAGGCTAGGGAAGTCCTAAATATTCTTGGACCCGAGGATCTGGATAAAATAAAAAAATCCTTAGATACTGGTGGTCCAAAATCTTAATAAGGGTGTGATATGTCAGAAGCTTCGGATAAAATTTTTAATAATGTTGGTGTACATATAAAACTATTTGATGAAGAAGATTTTATGGTTGTCCGTGAAACTTTATCTCGTATAGGGGTATCACCAAAAGGCAAAAAAGTATTATATCAATCATGTCATTTAATTCATAAAAATGGAGTGTATATAGTTGCACACTTTAAAGAATTATTTGCACTTGATGGTTTGCCGTCAAATGTATCTGAAGAAGATATTAAACGAAGAAATGCCATTATTCAATTGCTTGAAGAATGGGAACTGCTTGAAATCATTGATAAAGAAAAAACAGCAGATAAAATGCCTATCAATGGTTTAAAGATAATTAAATATGGTGAAAGAGATGACTGGGAACTTATTCCAAAGTTTAATCCCGGATCATTACGTAGATTTTTTAATTCATAAGGATGAAAATGCACAAGTTAGCTTTATCGATGATCGTCAAAAACGAGGCTCCAAATATTCAGCGTTGTCTTGAATCTGTTGCCCCATTCATTAACTATTACGTAATCTGTGATACAGGATCGACAGATAACACCAAGGAAATTATAAAGAGTTTCTTTGATTCCAAGGGAATTCCCGGAGAGATTTTAGACCATGAATGGAAAGACTTTGGTCATAACCGTTCTTTGGCTATCGAAGCATGTGAAGGCAAAGCGCAATGGGCACTAATGATCGATGCCGATGATATGATCTCTGGAACTCTTCCTATTGAAAAGTTCAATGACGAATTGGATGGATACGTTGTAAAGATTCAACGTGGTGAATTTGTATGGTATCGTGCACAACTATTCAATATTGGCAGGACAAAATGGTGGTATGAAGAACCGCTGCACGAATATGCAATTTGTCGCCAACCAATGAATGTTCAAAAATTAGAAGGTAATTATGCATGGGATGTTCGAACTGAAGGTTGTCGTTCTCGGCAATTTGGAAATGATATTGAAAAGTATAAGAATGACTATGAAATTTTAAAGAAATATCTTGCAGAAGATCCAAATCAACCAAGAAAACAATTCTATGCAGCACAATCCGCATTTGATTCACGAATGTATGATATAGCAGAAGAAGAATATATTAAAAGAGCGGAATTAGGTTCATGGCCAGAAGAAGTATATTTTTCTTGGCTAAGAGTAGGTATGTGCAGAGCAATTCTTGAAAAACCAATTGAACTAATTTCAGATGCAATGATGAAAGCATATGAAACAAAACCAGATCGTGCAGAATCTTTGTATCATTTATCTTGCATATACAGAAAATATGGAAGACCAAGAAATGCATTTTTAGTGGCATCTATGGGTCTTACTATACCACCACCACAGAATGATATTCTGTTTGTAGATATGGCAAACTATAAATGGGGTATATTAGATGAAATTGCCACAACTGCATTTTATGTTGGAAAATATCATATGGGATTGGCTGCATGTGAAAAATTGCTTTCAGAACCATATCTTCCAGAAGAACACAGACCCAGAGTAGAAAATAATAAAAATACTTATATTAAAGTGATTGCCGAAATTCAATCACAAACAAATGCACAACAAGCACAACATTTAGCAAATATGAAAAATATTCAAATTCCAGAACCAAAGACAACTTTAAAAATTATTCCAGAAAATTTGACTGTAAAACTATAATATGTACAATTTAACTTTAGCAATGATTGTAAAAAATGAATCTTCAAATATTGAAGATTGTTTGAAGAGTGTAAGTTCATTTATTAATTATTATATTATTGCTGATACCGGTTCTACTGATAATACTAAAGAAATTATAAAAAAATTCTTTGATAGTAAAGGAATACCCGGAGAAATATTAGATCATCCTTGGGAAGATTTTGGAACAAATAGATCTAAAGTTTTGGCACATTGTTATGGTAAAACCAAATGGGCTATAATGATTGATGCTGATGATTATATAGAAGGTGACTTGCCTGTTAAATCATTTGATGATTCTTTAGATGGCTATCTTGTTAAATTAGGTCGTGGATGCAATATATGGTATAGATCTCAAATATTTAATTTAGCAAAAAAGAAATGGTGGTATGAAGAACCACTACACGAATATGCTTGCTGTGAACAACCAATGAATTTAAAAAAGTTAGAAGGTAATTATTCGTGGATTGCAAGAACACAGGGTTGTCGTTCAAAATCAGTTTCTTCTGATAGAGAAAAATATGCTAGAGATTATTTTACTCTTAAAAAACATTTAGAAACAGATCCTACTTCTGTTAGAAAACAATTTTATGCAGCACAATCCGCTTTTGATTGTGAACTTTATGAAATTGCAGAAAAAGAATATATAAAAAGAACCGAGATGGGTGGATGGATTGAAGAAATTTATTATTCGTGGTTGCGTATAGGTATGTGTCGAGAAAGACTTCAAAAGCCAGTTCAAGATATAGCCGATGCTTATCTAAAAGCATATGATATTCGTCCAACAAGATCCGAGTCTTTATATAATTTATCTTGCCTTTACAGAAAAGTTGATCGTCCTAAAAATGCTTTTTTGGTGGCTATCCAGGGATTAGATTTACCTCTGCCCGGTGAAGATGCTTTATTTGTAGATAGTTCTGTATATGATTGGGGAATTTTAGATGAAATTTCTGCTACAGCATATTATGTTGGAAAATATCAGCTAGGATATGATGTAAGTAAAAAACTTCTAAAAAGTTCTAATATTCCAGAGTTTCATAGGGAAAGAATAGAGAGCAATAAAAAAATTTATATGGCCGAATTGAGCAAACTAAATAGTTAATAATGATTCTAATCATTATATCTGGAGTATAAATGGCTAGTAACTATGATGTCTCAATTGTCCAAGGCGATACATTAAGGTGGTCAATGTATCTTACTGGTGTAGGTGGCACAGCATATAATCTTGCTGGATCTACACTATCAATGCAAGTAAGAAAAAGTTATTATCCATCTACACTTATTTCTTCTTATTCTGTTTATATTCCTGCTGGTCGTACATTTGTTTCTGCTCCAGATGGATTAATTGGTGGTCTTACAGCTACAGCAACTGGTGGAACAATTTATATTTCAGTTGGTGCCACATATACATCTTTATTGTCTTCAGAACAGACAGCTAAGTATGATATACAACTTATAAATTCAAATGATAACAATAATGTTACAACATTGTTGAGAGGTTCAATTGACGTTATTCCAGAGGTTACTAAATTGTAATGAGCGAATCGGAGGTTAACAGCCCCAACTCTTATCCAAACTTAAATGTAACTGGAGCAGATACCAATTCTAATCTCTCTATTACACCAAATGTAACATCGGTTGATGTTATAGATCCAAACGCTTATCCAAAAATTAATGTAACTTTAACGGACTATCCTTCCATTACGGTAGTTCAATCTCCTGATATTATAATAGGTGGTGGGGGAAATGGTAGTGGATCTTTTGTTCCTGGTCCCGCAGGTCCCGCAGGTCCCGCAGGAGCTAGAGGTGCCACAGGAGCTACAGGTGCTCCTGGAACAACCGGTTATGGATATACTGGAGCATTTATTTCAGGCTCCACTTTATACATGGTTCCAGTGGTTGATGGTATACCACAGTCTGCAGTTCCTATTGGAACTGTGAGTGGAGGTGGTTCTGAAACTTTATGGACTGATCCAGACCCAACTCTTGTTACTATAGGTGGTTTGCCTTCAGGATCTACTTTAGTAGGTGATAATGCTATTAAAATTTTAGAAAAAATATTGTATCCCTATCAACCAGTATCCTTTAGTTCTTTTTCTGCAAATTTGGGATCTTCAGTATTAGAATTAAATCAAACTTTAGGATCTTCTACAATAAATGCAAGTTGGTCTACATCAGGTCCTACTGCCAACTGGACACCTAATAGTCTTTCAATAGTAAGAAAAGTTAATGGTGTTGGCGGTACTACAATGGATTCTGGATTTAGTTATAATGCTTCTCCTCGTTCATTGGTGCATCCAAGTTATCAATATACTACTCCAACTACTTTGTCATTTACTATATCTGGCTCACAGACACAAGGCTCAAATCCAGAATATATTGATTATTATTATTGGTTATATAAAGTTTATTGGGGATTGTCAGCTTCTACATCAATAACAGATTTTACAGGTTTTAGTTCCGCATTTGCTAGTTCATCTCCAACTACAGCTAGAACTTTTACTACAGATGGAAGTGAAAGATATTATTATTTTGCAATACCTAGTGCATTTTCAAATTATATAAGTTTTAAAGATACAACTACAAATAATACTGTTCCTTTTAATTCTGCTGTAACCATATCAGTTACAAATGATTATGGGCTTTCAATATCATATAAATACTACAGATCATTAAATTCCTCTTCAGGATCAGTAACAATACTTCCAAGTATAAGTTAATATGGCAAGCATAACAGGTGGAGTACCAATTCTAGGATTTATATCACCGAATGATTCGGCTGATAGTTATCCTGTAACCAATCCAATATATGGTTTGGGTGGTCTAAGAAGTGTTGTTAATATAACTGAACGAAATAATATTACAAGCCCACGTAGAGAGTTGGGCATGGTTGTATATGTTCAGTCTGATCAAAAATTTTATACTTTAATTGGAAGTACAGCTAATTCTTCGTGGCAAGAATTTTCTGGATCATCTGGCACAACAGGAAATACAGGAACAACAGGATCTACAGGATCTACAGGAACAACAGGATCTACTGGTGCAACTGGTTCTACAGGTGCAACTGGATCTACTGGTCGTACTGGTGCAACTGGATCTACTGGTCTTACTGGTGCAACTGGATCTACAGGTGCAACAGGATCAACTGGTGCTACAGGTTCTACTGGATCTACTGGTCCTACTGGTCCTACTGGTGCAACTGGATTTACTGGTGCAACTGGACCTACTGGTGCATCTGGATCTACTGGTGCAACAGGATCAACTGGTGCATCTGGATCTACTGGTGCAACAGGATCAACTGGTGCCACTGGATCATCAGGATCTACTGGTCCTTATGGTTTAGGTGGCTATGATGGACGTAGAGGTCCACTAGGAAATACAGGTGCTACTGGTGTAACAGGGGGAACAGGATCAACTGGTGCTACAGGTCTCACAGGCAATACAGGTCCTACTGGTGGCACCGGTCCTACTGGCGGCACTGGTCGTACTGGTAATACAGGATCTACTGGTCCTACTGGCGGCACTGGTCCCACTGGCAACACTGGTACTACAGGTAATACCGGTTCTACTGGATTGACTGGTAATACAGGTTCTACTGGCAATACTGGTGGTACAGGTCCTACTGGTGGTACAGGTCCTACTGGTGGCACAGGTCCTACTGGTAGCACAGGTCCTACTGGTGGTACAGGTCGTACTGGTAATACGGGCCCTACAGGTAACACTGGTTCTACTGGTAATACAGGTCCTACTGGTGGCACTGGTGGTACTGGTCCTACTGGTGGCACAGGTCCCACTGGTGCCACTGGTGCAACTGGATCTACTGGTTCTACTGGAAATACAGGATCTACTGGAAATACAGGTCAAACTGGTAACACAGGATCTACTGGAGTCACCGGAGCTACTGGATCAACAGGATCGACAGGATCGACTGGATCAACAGGATTTACTGGTGGTACTGGTGCCACTGGATCATCAGGATCTACTGGTCCTTATGGTTTAGGTGGCTATGATGGGCGTAGAGGTCCACTAGGAAATACTGGTGCTACTGGAAAAACAGGTACTACAGGCAATACAGGCTCAACTGGTAATACAGGATCTACAGGCAATACAGGTCCATCTGGCAATACAGGTCCAACTGGTAACACGGGCTCTACAGGAAACACAGGTTCTACGGGCAACACTGGACTAACTGGTGCTACAGGTCCTACTGGCGGCACAGGCCCTACGGGAAACACAGGTCAAACTGGTAACACTGGATCAACTGGTGGTACAGGTCCTACTGGTAACACTGGCAACACTGGTAGTACAGGCAACACTGGTACTACAGGTAATACGGGTCTTACAGGTAACACTGGATCTACTGGTCCTACTGGATCTACCGGTAATACAGGTCAAACTGGTGGAACAGGGCCTTCTGGTGAGACAGGTCCAACTGGAAATACGGGTCGTACTGGTAATACTGGTAATACCGGCGCTACAGGCAATACAGGTCCTACAGGTGGCACTGGTCGTACTGGTAATACAGGATCTACTGGTAATACAGGATCTACTGGTAATACAGGATCTACTGGTTCATATGGTATAGGTGGTTATGATGGACGTAGAGGTCCATTGGGAAATACTGGTGCTACTGGATTTACAGGATCTACAGGATCAACTGGTAGTACTGGATCAACTGGTTCTACTGGTCGAACTGGAGCAACAGGATTTACAGGTAACACGGGGTCTACTGGATCAACTGGTTCTACTGGTGGTACAGGTCCTACTGGTGGTACAGGTCCTACTGGTGGCACTGGTCCTACTGGTGGCACTGGTCCTACTGGTGGCACTGGTCCTACTGGTGGCACAGGTCCTACTGGTGGCACAGGTCCTACTGGTGGCACAGGTCCTACTGGTGGCACAGGTCCTACTGGTGGCACAGGTCGTACTGGTAATACAGGATCTACTGGTGGCACCGGAACTACAGGTAACACTGGTCCTACAGGCAACACTGGACCAACTGGTCCTACTGGTGGGACAGGTCCTACTGGATCAACTGGTTCTACTGGATCTACTGGATCTACTGGCAACAGTGGTAGCACTGGTCCTACTGGTAATACGGGACCTACAGGTAATACAGGATCTACTGGCTTCACTGGGGCGACTGGATCTACTGGTAACACAGGTCGCACTGGTGTAACAGGTCCTACTGGATCAACTGGTGCCACTGGATCATCAGGATCTACTGGTCCTTATGGTTTAGGTGGTTATGATGGACGTAGAGGTCCATTGGGAAATACTGGTGCTACTGGATCTACAGGATCAACTGGTGGTACTGGATCAACTGGTTCTACTGGTAACACAGGTTCTACAGGTAACACTGGATCAACTGGTGCTACAGGTCCCACAGGCAATACAGGTCCTACTGGTGGCACTGGTCCTACTGGTAGAACAGGATCTACTGGTTCTACTGGAAACACAGGATCTACTGGAAACACAGGATCTACTGGAAATACCGGTTCTACTGGAAATACCGGTTCTACTGGATTGACTGGTAATACAGGTTCTACTGGAAATACTGGTGGCACAGGTCCTACTGGTGGCACAGGTCCTACTGGTGGCACAGGTCCTACTGGTGGCACAGGTCCTACTGGTGGCACAGGTCCTACTGGTGGCACAGGTCCTACTGGATCAACTGGTCGT